GTCCCATTCCTGTTTAACAGGAGTCGCGGCTGCCACGCCCACATTCGCGAATCGAATGCGAACGATAGCGGCTTTGCCCAAAGAAGTCCACACCACCGTGCCGTCAGTAGTGGCTGCGCCCTTCGTGGTGTTGAACTTGCTGAACCCGATAAAGGTTGCGGCGGTCGTTCCACCTGTCGTAGCTACGAACAAGTAGCCGTTCAACACCATATACGAAGCGGGAGTGAATCCTGCCGCAACAATCGTCGACGTTCCGGGGTAAACCGGCGAAATACAATCAATCCCGTCAACCACAATTCCAGCAGTCTCGGTGGTGCCGTCAGGTCGAGCAAATTTGACAGACTTTTGAACCTTCCACTGTGATCCGGTGTTCGCCACGACTGCGACGAAATCCGCCGTGCTACCGGCAGGAATCAGCGGCAAAGGGTTCTGAAGTCCAGGTACGAACGGTGCAACCGGCGCTGACACGTTAGAGGTGTTCGAAATCGTAACCGCACCGTTACCCGCGCCTACTGCAAGCGCACGACCGGCCAAAGTCATGAGAGAAATGCTGTTCAGTGTGATGGATGTGTTGGCAAGAATGTTTCCAGACCAAACGTGGTTGTGCGCATCAAAAGTAACCGAACTTCCAGAAAGCCAATAAACATTGTCGGCTTTAGCGCCATTAATCAGGGCAATCGTGGTTGCGGCGGTAGTTACGTTCAACGCCGAGGGAACCTGAAAAACGAACATAGGATTTACGAGGCCAGCGCCATCCAATGTGACCGTGCCGCCCGAGAAAAGCAGCGTACTCGTAGCCGCACCAACGAAACCAGGGCCTCCGTTGAATCCTGTAGGCGTAGCGGTGAAGGTGGTCGTCCCAAAAGACGCGGCGATAGGGGTTGAAGTCAGCCCGTTCAAAAAGGTGTATGCGGCCAATCCGGCTATGCGTGCTGCCGCAGCATCCGCGTTGTCGATCCCGTACGGGGGAACAACTACGCCTGGAGGAAAGCCCACAATCGACATGGTCGGCGCGGAGCCGATGTTTCCGCCATTAATTACGGAGTTGCCTGTGTTGGTGATCCCGGCGTACGCCAAAAGTGAGTAGTTACCCGCCGAGCCCAGTTGCGGGTTCGACGAACCGGGGATAGTCCCAAAATCAGAGGCAAGAATTTCAAAATACGCGCCGGGTGCCACAGACCCGCGAAACGAACTTGTATACCCTTTGCTTGACATGATATTTTCCTTTTACCATCGGGAACCGATGGGACGCCCACAAATGTTAGGCATCTCTACTTATGGATTGATAAGTCAGTTTTCTCTAAAAAAGAAAACAGCCCCCAGAGGAAACTTTTCTTCTGGGGGCCGCCCCTATCACGGTGCCGTTACCTTAAAACTTGTCGTTTTCCGTTGCCTTGTGGCGCGGGAACTCCATCACGAAGGAAAAAGTTGATCCGCCGCCGAGGGCTCCTGTCCGATAGCAAGTTCCGTTCGGGCCGTTGCCGCCGGTGATACCATATGTTCCGTCGCACCGAGGATTCGACTGAGTTAGCACGTGCCCCCCATCGAAGCTGAATGAGAGACGAGTACAAACCGCCCCGAGACAGCCGAAGCGAGCCGTGACTCCCAGTTCTACACCCTTCAAATGCGCTGACTCTAAACCGCTGGGGGTAATCCCATTATTGAACTGACTGACGTATTTGATGGAGACCCTGGTTGGCAAACCGCCGATGTATCCTCGGTGAATAAAACCGCCCGAAGCGAAGTCGCCGTCTTTGGTGACCTTCGTAACATCATACATCGAGTCGGCGACTGAGCCCGTCAGACCCCAGTTCTGGCTCAGCCAGATAATGCCGCCCGCTGTGGTGATATTCGCGCGTCCGCCGCCGAGCGCAACGTGAGTTTCAATCGGCGAAAATGTGTCTTTCAAATCCAGTTCAAAATGTTTGGCGAAAGGAACTTCGACCGCCGCCATAACCCCAACCGATTTGTTGTCATAATCCAGCGCGCCTTCGGGTCCCAGTAGCCATCGGGTTTGAGCGTGCGTGGTTGGCGTGAATGCCAGGAAAGACAGAAGCACAAACAGGAACGAAAGAAATCTGCTCATAAAAAATCCTCCGAGTGTCAGTGTAGCCACTCGGAGGGAAGATGTCAAGTTATTTTTACTGTTGTTCTTTTTGCCGAATGGCGAGCCCGACCAGCCGATACTGCGGATGGGCTTCAACGATATGCGGGTTCCCGTCCAAATGTTCATCGGATGGTGCATTAAAGGACCACTCGCGAGGCGCAAACCATTCTTGGCAAATCATGCAAATGCCGCGTTCACGGTTGTCGGGGAAATTTCGGACGGCAGAAATGGCAAGTTTGCCCGTCGTGATGTAGGTGTGGTCGCACTGCTCGCGGCGCAGACGCTTGTCTTTCTCGCCTTGAATCTCGTCCGCCTTGAACTTCAGCTTGTCGCGCAACTTCCGCTGCTCAACAATCGGGTCCACGTACGGCTTGTTCAGGTCGCGCAGCATGGGCGTAAACTGCGACAACATCTCTTGCATGGCCGTCCGAATACCATCCGTGATGGCTGCGTTAACGTGCGCCGCAATTTCGGGTGTTATTGCCGTACTTCTGTTATTTTCATTTTCATGTCCCAAGGTAGTGCTCCTAAGAAACTCACTGCTGGATGCTTCTACCTATGGAATGATTAGTCAGTTTTCCGTAAGAAGTTGTAAGGAGTTTGCTCGTTTAGCCGCTTCGCGAGCAAAGGCGGCGCGGGACATTTTTGCGCGAGTTTCGAGGGATTTTGGCTCCGTATGCTTTCCGAGATGAGCGACCCTCATCTTCGCTTTGGCTTCAGGGGAATGAAAATGCCCGAGGTGGCCCGTATATCCACGCAATCGCGCCACCATCTTCTCTCGAATTTGCTCGCTAAACCTACGACCCCGATTTTGTGTGTGTCCTTTGTGGGAATCACTCATGCGGCGACGAGTTTCATCAGACGGCTTAGCCATCCCTTCCCCGCCCGCCGTCAGATTATATCCGCAGCTTGGGTCTTGAGTATTAAACAAAGCAATCAGAAACCGCTCATACGCATCGGTTGTTTTTCGGTCACCCGATTGCGAAACTAGCACACGCCATGTAAAAGCAGCGGCCCCATATTTCCGCAAAGCAGAATAAAAACGACTTCGCCGCCCACCCCGAGCGTTTTTCTCGTGCTGCAGCCGCCGCTGTTCTAAAAGTTTGCTGGTTTGACCAACATAACTTTTAAAAGTATAGCTGTTTGTGGCAAGATAAATCATCTCGATATGCTATCACACTTCAAGCAGATTGGCAATATTTCTTTGCACTTGCTGCTCCCCGCCATGGCGGAAATCGGCGAGAGTTTCCGCCCACCTTTGTTCGTTGAAGCCGTCCTGGGGTTCACCAAACTCAGCAAGCACTTGTTCCCAAGTAACCGCCCCTTTTAATAGACAGTACACAATTACTGTTCGCCATCCGCGCCGTTCTTCGGTCGGAAGATTGCGGTCATCCACTAACGCCCAACTGAATTCCGTTAAAAAACCTTTAGGCACGCCCGTTAGAAACTGCACACAGCCAAGGGCAGATGAATACAACCCCCAATCTTCGGGAAAATTATAGGACTGTTGAACGAAAATGTGCGGATTTAGTTTCTGCAGACGAAAAATCAAATCACTATGATGCATTACCTCGCCTTTACGCCGCGACCAATCCTTGAACCAATCATGGTCGGATTGCCGATATGTCTGGAGCGTCGGCTCAATCCTAGTTTGGATATACCGCTCGCGCGCTTCCTCCCACGGCTCGAAGTCTGCAGGCTTCATCGAGGCGAGACGCTGGCGCTGCTTCTGCTCAAAATGTGCTGGCGACCACAGGTCCTGCGGCATCACGATTCCTTTATCTGCTCAACTAGATGCAACCAATCACTAAGGGCCTGCGATTGTTCGGCACTCGCCCCACAAGTGCAGGGAACCGCCGGGCTCAGCTTTGGACAACCCCGACCCATCCTGTGGCCAATGGCGCGGGCGAGCGCGGACCCAGTCTCAATCAGTTTTTCTTCGGTCGGAGTTAATCCCATCGGATGTGTGCCTCTGCCAGCATGGCTTTGTCTTCGTCTGAGAGCGCGGGCAGGATAGTGCCCCGCTTAGTGGTTGTGCCGTGCGGCTCGGTATATTCATGACGCACGAGCGCCTGCGAGGGCGGCGCGCCGTAGTTTATAGATAGCACGATGTTGTCTGGGTTCCAACTCGAAAAATCGGCGGGGTGGAAAGAGATGGCGTGGTAGTTCGTAGCCTTCGCCAACTCCGCGAGGTTTTCGCCGTACATGAATCGGTCGCAGCGATTGCAGTAAAATCTGTGAACAACTCCGCTCATTTTTTGTGCTCCGAAGTCCAGCCCGCAAACACGATGTATGCTGTTTTCAGTTCGCCGTGGCCCAAGCATTCCTTGCAAGTCGTCTCGTCATAGTCATCTATTCGAGTGCCGAGTGGATACGATTTCGTCGTCACATGCCCGCTAGGGCATTTGTATTTGAATAAACTTCGTGTCGCTCCCATCGGGGACCCCCTACTGCTCGACAAGAAAAGGTGACGGCGTATTTATTTGATTGGCCTCGATTTCAGATAAGCCTTGTGCCCGCCGACTGGCTCAAATTTGTGCTCCTATTTGTAAATGAAAAGTCTTGTTATGACTTAATCCTCCGAACCCAATCATTCAAGTCCGCTGCGTCATTCGGATTTGCGGCAGCAATTGCCTGGGCATGCATAATCATTTCCTGCTGAAATATATTCAACAAACGAATCGGGTCCGTTGCGTTTGTTCTCGCCAGAGTGTTGGGGCCAAAGATGCCGTCCATTTCCAAGTCAAGAACGGACTGCAAATTCTTCACGGCGGTGCCGACACCAAACAAGACGCCTAGATCGGCGAGTTTGTTGGCGATCCCCTGCACGCTGATTTGAGAATAGAGCGGCTTCCAATAATGTTCAATGTAGTATGCGATAGCTTGCTCGGGCGTGATGTCCGCAATCACAACCCCAGGCATGTCGAGTGTCGTGATGCCGTACTTCGTCCCGACGAGGGTTCCGACACCGACCTGCCCGCCTGTCCAGTTCGCGCGGTCTTTCGGGTTGTTTTGGAACCCGCCCTCGTGCGCGAGGTCTATCGTGATTAAAAAAGCTGTTCGTGCGTCTGCCATTGTGATACCCTCTTCCTATGACCAAGAAAATCGACCCCGACGAACCTGGGTGGAGCCAACCTCACGTCTGCAAAATATGCGGGCAAAAGTGGGACTGCATCATCACCCTTTGCTGGGAGCCGCCGCGCACGACTTGCGCTGCTTGCCCCTGCGGCCCAATGACCTGCGGATACAAAGAAACGTTTACTTTGACTTCGTAACCGACTTGGCGTCTTGCTCCCGCGCTTTCTTCGTCGCCGCCACAAATTTTTCAGCTTCATCTCGGGTATTAAAATGCGCGACGTAGTTCACCATCTGCACATGCCATTGAAATTTATCGCGCTGGGGATTCTCCCAGATGTCGAACAACTCCCGCTTCACGATTGCACCGTTGCCTGAGACGGCGTGTGCTGCAATATGGCGGAGGCTTCGGGTGCTGCCTCCGCTTCTGGGATTAACGTCGTCTCAGGCTCGGGTGTAGTGCTGTCTTCTTTTGTTTTATTTGTTAGTGTCGTAGATCGGTAGCCCGCGAAAGTCAAGAGGTAGCGAGCGGTGCGGTGATCGGGCAGCATTTCCTGAACCTTAAACTCCCAGAACGGATACAGCGTCTCCAGTTGATCCGCGACCTGCATCAGGATATCATCAATACCGCTAGGACCAAACCCTTGCCGCGGACCCGCGTGCTGAATGAAATTTTTGTCGGGAAAAATGTTGTCCGGGAATATCACACGGACCTTGACCGTTCGAAATAGTTTGTTCCCTGCTTTATCTCGCAACATTGAGATTACTCCTGATTCGGGTCCACTGGCTCCATCAACCATCGCAAATCGCTTTCAATATCGTCCGCTAACACAACCGCATCCAAAAGAGGACCGACATCACGCCCGCAAAACACGCAGTGTTCCGTTCTCTGTTGGCCATGCTGGCAGACGAAACAATTGCAGTGGTTGCCGAAGCAACCCCCGCATTCTGTGCAGATGCCAACCAAGTATGGGCGACCGGCATTACAGACGGCGCAATTGGGGTCCTGAGACATCTACGCCTCGCCGCCCGCATCCTGCGACACGACATCCTCCAGAGGGACAGCCACTAACTGCGACTGCAGTATCTCGATCTGCTCGACTGCCGCGACTAGCTTCGCGTAAAGTTCAATCGTCTCTGCCTGACGCCGACTATCTTCCGCCACCATGTCCGCAATCAGAGACACCCGCAGGTCATACTGCGCCAGCAAGAAAGCGGTGTCCCCGGGAGTCACGGCGAGATGCGCTTTCAGATTTCCGCGAATCCCCTTGATGATGTCTTCTGCCGAACGAGTTTCTAGGACCTTCTTGCGTTCGGAGTTCTTTACCGCTCGTGCTGCCTGCTCGCCTACGCTGTGCGCCATAGCATCTCCTGAGCAGTTGAATTTTAAGAGGGGGCTGGGGAGCGTTGCTCATGCGCTCCCCGCCTAGTAGTGCCGCCGAAAAGGAGGTAACGGCGGTCTTTCGGGCACGACCAGACTCGATGCCTAACATCGAGAGGTTGTATGCAGACAACAGCATGCCTGAAACCAATTCAGATGTCAAGTCTTTTCTGCGCGCCCCGTACAAATTCTACAATCAAAAGGGCGGACGCCGTGGCGGCAAACCGTCTCCCCATCCTTGATATTGTCTGTAACGAAACCCCTCGATTCGGGGGGTTTTGATGAAGAGAATCGCGTGTTGCGGTCAGCGTGCGCGCGGCGATGGCAGGTCGGGCAAATAAACACAGAATTCTCCAGCGATATCTCGCCGCCCTTGCCTCGGTGCTTCTGCTCGTGCATATGCCCACCCTTCTCCGTCACCATAGTCCCGCACAGTTCGCAGTTTCCGCATGACCGCATAAATATCTGGTGACGAATCTCTCCGACCGCTTTGACGTATTCCATCGTCAGATACTCTATTGAACGAGCGGCCTGTCGATTCTTGAAAATTCGAATCGCCTGCCCTTGGGTATTTCGTTCCACAATCGCAAGACGTTCTCTCATTGTCCGTCTCCGCAGTGCGCCCCGAGGAATTCCTGCGCCAGTTTCGTCATCACGTCGAGCATCTGTGCCGACTTCGAAATTGTCGGCTTCGTCAGCGGCTCGGTCTTCATTGCCGTGGCAATCGCCTGCTCGAAGAGTTCACGCTGCTCGGGCGTCACCATGAATTCCATTTCCAAATCCATCCAATCGCCATCTTCCTCGGGCATCTTCAAGGCGGTCGATATGACCTTCTTCAATTCTTTGACGGTGATGTTCGGGTCGAGCGCGGCCCTCACAACATCAGGAGGTAGCACGAGCGCGTAATCCTTCGCGGCGCGCAAACGAATCGCCTTGGTGATGCCCATTGACGCCAACTGCTCTTTCGTGAACGTATCACTTAAATCCCTGACTGTTAAAAAGAATTGATGAAGTTGACCCGCCGACTTCTTTGATACGAGAGCCACTGCTCGCAAGTAATCACGGAACGTATCATGCTGAACGCGCCATAACTGAAGTTCGGCGACTTCGAACAGCAGCCAGCCAAGGTGAGCATAACCGCTCTCACATGCTCCCTCGGCGGCGGCTAATGACGCCGCTTCGTAGTTAACAACTCGAAGCCGCTCTTCTGCGTTGATTTCCGTCATGTCAGTTCACCTTCGGGCGGTGGGTGCTCGGGGCAATCCCAGGATTCTTTTTCTTCTTGATGATTTCCTCGGCGTCGAGGTCTTCAGTGAAGACTGTTCCGACTTGGTTCCGCTTCTGCGGAATAGATTGATTCGCAGGCTTCACGCACGACCAGCAGGCGGGTTTCCATGTCCCGCTGGAGTCTTTCTTGGCGTAGCCGCCTTCGATGCCGCCGCAAAATCCACAGACGCCGCGGTTGTCGGGAGAGGTCCATTCACATCCTGGTTCGATTACGAGTTCTCTCATAATTTCTCCCGCAAAATATTTTTGAGTTTGTCTGGCACAACTACCTGACAGCCGAGACTTCGCAACCAGTCCGCAAGTTCTTCTATACTATGCCCAGTATGCTGTCCCACCAGTCGAATGGTTAAATTATCCGGGTCATTACATGCCTTACCTTTTGGGCCATGGTGAACCTGCTCGCACTGTTGAAGAGGTCGACCGATAATTTTAGACATAACGTGGCGGTGTTCAAAAACTTCCTTACCTTCTACAGTAATTACACGATATCCAGCCTTATTAATAGTCCCATCTCCGTGCGGCGCACATAAACCTCTCGAACCGCCGTTGAGTAAGTTGCTTACATGGACGCCGAGGCGTGCGCGGCCTTTTCTATCAACACAATCCCAAGTAGTTAGCGTCCCATGTGTGTTCCTCTTCTGCTTTCCCATCTTAACGACGTGCAGATTGGTAAACCACAAGCCAGTTAAATCAGGAGAATGAGGACCCCCATGACCAGCAAAATAAATACATTCGCGAGGCTCCATCATACTCGCTTTTTTAATTATATTCTTGCACTTGTCGCGGTTATGTGGCGACATGTTGGTTTCTCCGTCTGCGAGCGAGGATGACGGCGCTCGCTCCGTTCTCGGTGAAGAACATCCGCATCCCACTCCGATAATCTTTCTCGTCGAGCGTCTTCACGTATTCCTGCAGCGCGCCGAGAATTTCTTCGGCCTCGCATTCGGTCAAGAGTTTGGCGACCGACCGAGCGGACGGCAGGACCCCAGTCAGTTCATACGACACCGCCGAGACCGTGGCGATACGCGGGTCGTCCATGTCGGCTTTCTTCTCCGCGAATTCGGGACCCAGGCGGGCGTCCACGACTTTCACGTATTCGGTCAGCGGATACTTCGGATGGGTGTCTTGAACCTCACGGCACCACGTCTCGAAGTCAGCCTCGACGGCGGCGCGGCCGTAGGCTTCCTCAATCAGTTCGAACTTCTCTTTCATCCGAGATAGCCCGACGTGGGTGTTGTGGAGAACCCTAGCGGCGATGCGTGGTAGCGACTTCTGAAGGCTCATGATTTTCTCCTCAAACCTCTACACTCTCTGGACTGTACCAAAAACCCCCACTAAAGTCAAGAGAATAAACCCTTTAAGTCAGTCCAGAAGCAGTCTGGACTGAGCGTGGACTGTCTAGACCGCCAGTCCACAGTCCAGAAGCAGTCCACGATGGGTCTGGACTGCTGTATATTATTGATTTTATATATATTTAGATACCCAGTCCAGACATTTTTTCATTCTCTCGTGCTCCGACTTCGTTCATCTCTCGAAGTTCCCAGGTGATTCCGCGCGGGCCTTTTATGACTTGAAGGGCTTCGGCTGCACTATAGAGGGAACTGCGTTGGATGTTCTCTAAATCTCGCGCCAGACGTTCGAGGGTTTTTGGTGTTTGTGGGCCGTCTTGCAGATGTATCTCCAAAAACCGAATGGCTTTTTGAATATGCTTCGGGAATGGTTCTGGTCCTACCTCCGTGTCGGGGGTCGGCTGCACAGGAGCAAGCCGCCCGTCTTCAAACTGAGCGGTAAAATGTTCGGCTTTGGCGTTTCTTGGCAGGATGGATATCTCGCGCTGATCGGCGGTGTCGTCTCCCGCGGGGTATTGCATTGTGATGATGGTTTCACTCATCCGAGACCAAACCGCCGAGCCGAAAATGGTGTCACGTTTTGCAGCGTAGCCCTCTTTCGGTTTGGTTTTTGGAGCGCCGCAACTGCCGATAATTGCGACGTGGAAGTGGGTGGCAATTTGCTGTATTTCATGCATAAACGGCATCACGATATCCAAGGAGTTAGGGTCGCTGACGAGCATGTCAATACCCTCAATGAAGACCACCTCTGGAGTTGGGGTTGTCTGCTCAATCATGTCGATAATCTGCTGAGATGCTTCTCCGTCGACCGCGGCCTTTAAGAATTTGATTGGGACCTGCTCCATATTAAAGCCGAGGCGTCGCATTGTGCGAGTGTGGGAATCCGCACCGCGGTCAAGCATGAGCACTAGGTATGGTCTCCCGAAAGTAGCGTGATGGTAGAAGGGGGCTCGCAACGCCTGAGCCACGCATAGGTCAAGCATGAATGTGGTTTTGCCGCTACCTGAAGAACCACCTACGAGAGACGGACTTCCCAGTGGGAACCAGCCGTCAAATTGCCCGTCGACGGCCTGCAGCACATAATCGAAAGCGGTCCATTCCGATTTTTGTTTTTCGTCGGGAAATGCATGAAACTCAATAATTTTGCGGGGCTGCTCCACAAACTTATCCCAGGCTTTTGACGACATCGAGAGGCTGCTGGTCGCCTTGTTAAGCGTGAGAGTGCGGTAGTCTTCGCGGTCGGTCCATTTCTCTCGATGTCCAGGCACAGACGCATTGAAAAACCGCAGCATCTTGGGGATATCACCGTTGAAAGCCCGAGCAAAAACACCCAGTAACGCGAGGTCCACCCGCGAGTCGTCATTTTCATATTCCGAGGCGTCTCCCATCCAAAGGCGACGAAAGTGGGCGTCAGCGAATTTGGAAATCAGGAAATAGACGACATCAATGTTCGTGATTGCGGGGATTCCCTCGCCAGAATATCGGTCTCCTGTGATGGTCAGATACCTGCCGCCCTCACGGCCCGAATAAATCTCAGCCCCATACTTCTCGACACCTTTTTTCTTCGCGGAAAATTTCCTATTCCCTGGGGGAAGCGCGGACCCTTTAACGAACACGCGCAAACCCGTGCCTGATGGCGTCACTTCGCAATAGGGGTTGCCGATTTGGGAAACGATATTCAGGACGTATGGTTCAGGCACTCCGTCGTCGACCACACCGTCGAAGTCGATACCCGTGAGGTCCGAGTCCTTGAGCATGAATCCAACGCCGTCGTAGTTCTGGTCGTTGAGAACTTCCGATGCTTTGGCTGCCTGCTCGAAAGTCGTCCAAGTAGCGGAGTCGTTTGTTTTGGCGAAGTCATGGGTTTTGGCGTCGTAAGGAACCTTCGTCCATTTCCCATTGCGCTTCTCGGATTTCCACACAACCCAGCGCGTCTCGCTCTGCAGTTCGGAGGGAATGTTCATAGGTCCCCAGTTTAGTCTAAGTCTTCAAACTCGTCAACCTGTTTTCTTGTGACGAGGGCGTCTCGCATTTCTGGATTCTCCGAGCAGATGCCGCGCATGGCGCAGTTCGGGCACTTTTCGTTCGGGAAGCGCACACCGCTCTGCATCGGCCAGAAGTCTTTTTCGTTCGCCGCCGCGATATTAATGACATCCCGCTTGATGGACCGCCCGATATCCTGGGCAGACTCTTTGGTGATGCGCGCCATCTTGAATTGGATGCGCTGTTTGGTCAGTGCCGACTCAACGACGTGCTTGGCGTTGCCCTCGACAAACGCCTGCCGCGCCAGCTTGACGGCTTTAGCCTCGCCAATGAACTGCCTGGACATTTCGTCGTAGAGTTTCTCGTCTGCCGCGACGTATGCGCCGAATTCATCTGTCGCCATGACAATTGCATCGGTCCCTGCCGCAATTCCTGCGTACGGCTCCAACAGCGTGACCTTGTCGCCGCGGGAAATTTCCCGCCCACACTTGCGAAACCACAGAAAGGCGACGAGCGAACGCTCTTTCACCCAGGCGTAACTGCGGAGTTGTGGGTCGAGCACGAGTAGGTCGGGAATATCCTTCCCTGACGTTTTGATGTCGATGATGATTTCCTCGCCCGCCTCTGGCGCGATTGGAAAGAGCGGCATCGGTTGCGGTTGGGTCTTCTTGATGTTTGCCAGCAGGTCGATGTACGACGTGAATTCGATGCCCGCTAACTTCGAACCTGGGAAGACTTCGAAATTGGTCTGGACTTGGAACGCATCCTTCGGGTTCATGACGATGTAGGGGAAGGTCGGGTATTTCAAAGCGTAGAGTTTGACGAGTTCGCTGCCCGTCATGCAAAGGGACGCCCAGTCTTTCTCGGGCTTCGAGTAAATGTATTCTTTATCCTTGTGCTCGGCCCACTGACGGACGAATTCCGCCACCGCGTCCACCGTGACTTGGCCGTGCTGGTGCCAGAATTGAATGGCGTGTTCGAGGGCGATGCCGAATTGACTCGCGGCGCGCTGTTGCTTCTCGCCCCAGCCCTGCACGCGCTCAAGGTAGTAACGCCTGTTACAGAAATTGAAGGAATCCCCACCTGAGTAAGAATGCCTTGTCACGGGAAAACCCTTGGAATTAATATAGAGAAATGCTTTGCCGATGCTCATGGACGCTCCTTGATGTACGTTTGAAATTTTTCAAATAATCCAGGGAGAGCTTCGAGTGAAACGAAAAGTCAAGATTTCACCTCGGAAATATGAGAAGTGCCTAGACAGTTCTGGCGGCGCGTTGCGCGCTCTTTCGCTAGGAGTTTCTCCTCGGGCGTCCCAACCTTTGTACCTGCCTTCCATGATGATTTGTATTCACAATATTGTGGTTCGGTATACCCAGAAATCCACCTACAAAAAACCAACTTTGGTTGAACTTTTGCGCGAGCGAATGACCCCTTCCCGTCTAGTTTTGGGCTCCCCGTCAAGCCGACCCCGATGTGATTTTTAGTACTGCCGTAAGTCTCCCCGACCATAGTCCAATTATCGGCAAGATAGAGCGCCCCGACTCGCTGTCGCCCATCTTCTAAATCCTCTCGCAAAACGAAAGTTTCAAATCCATAAGGTTTGACGCCATAGAGGTATTCCCAGTAGCCCACCACTGTTTTGCGCCACAGCGCAAGACATCGCGTCGCCAAGTTTCGCTCTGGCTTTTCGAGCCGAAAAACTGTATTGTCGATAATTCCGTTCAACACCTGTTCTCGATTGTTTTGCGTGATGTCAAAAAATGAGTCTCGGACCCCCGTGGCGTAGACGGCCCCGCCGCCAGAGATGGCTCCGACGTTTTCGCCCTTGTACCAAATAAGAAAATGAATCTGCTGTCCGTGGTGTCCTCGCGGCATCCCTTCTTTTTTTGACATCGGGCCTAAACGCGCACGCTCTAATTCTGACATTTGCTCTAAGGCCAGCATCTTTTCGACGTAGTGGCGTTTCTCAAATTCCACGATGGATGAAGAACTGCAGAAAGTTAAATAGAGTTCTGGCTTCATGCGAGTTTGCCCTCACACACCTTCAAAATTTGCTGATACACTTCCAACTTCGCTTTTTCAATAACAGCTAGGTCAGTCGCATGTTGAAATGAATATTTGGAAAATTTTGCAGCATAATAGCCATACGGCTGCATCACAATTTTGGTTACCAACGCCTCGACTGCATCTTCGAGTGTGATTTCCCTCGGCTCTTTAGTTGGGGCGACCGGCTCTTTACCGAGAACCGCGTCCACTTTCGCTTTCACCTCTTTGACAGTTGCCTCGGCGAAATCAAACCCTCTCGCCACCTCGCTTTGCTGACTTGGCGTCATCCGCGCCAACTCAACCGCTTGAGTTAACGAGGGGGAAGTTTGTGCAGTTAAATGCACATTCTCAAACACTTGCCTGGCGGAAATATAGTTGTACGCTTGGCGGCGCTCGAACCCCCACCGTTTCTCACAATACTCCTCGAAGGTGTTGTACGCGGTTTTGTAGAGGCGTTCACTTTGAATTGCGGTCAGAGCCATGCCGACCGCGACATAATCTCCCTGCCCATCGCGAATCATCGTCTCGAACTGCGCGAGCCTATCAGAAGAATTGGAGCGAGAGGGTGGCGCGCCAAGCCGACCTTTGTCTGGGTGGACCCCAGCCGTAATTTGTGGCATATACGACTCCCGCAATCTCAGACTGACGCCTGAGAAACTTTTCCAAACCGAAAACCGTGCTGCTCAATTAAGTACCAGATGTACTCGTTATCATTCAAGACGCCTTTGCCTTTGTCGTAAACTCGTGGATGGGCATCGGCGGGGAATGCAGGTTCAAAGTCTCCGAGCCTGAAAGTCATTAGTAACTCATCACCCCATTTGTTCTCTTGCTCCGAAATTAAAATCCCTGGGGTCGTTTGGGATAAGCGCACGCCCGTTACATCATAATACCGCTTGAAAAATTTGTCGGTATCTCGGACCTTCGCGTAGAGAGTATGCTCAAATCTGCGCAGCAGAGCAACAAATTTCTGTCCATCTCCGCTTTTGAGATAACGAACAATTGGGTTGCGCTCTACCGATTCAACGCGGAGAGTAGGATTCACAATCCGAGATAGTTGACGCGCCGCTTCGGCGCTGGCTGCCACTACATCAAAACGCCTTATCTTTCCTGACCCCAGCGGGGCTTCGTACGTGAGTTCATATGTTGGCATAACTGCCTCCTACCACAATGGCCTCACAGAAGCGGAAACAGGTCAATAGTACCAAAGTACTACGAGAAGTCAAGCAAAAAGATTGTGTTGCGCCCGCAGGTGGTCGACTTCCTCGGCTTTTTCACGCAGCTTGTCCAAGATGGAGTCGGGAAGATAGCGCCGCAAATACGGAGAGGGCGTCCCCGAGAAACTGATGCGAAGCATATCAATCGCGCGGCTGATGGCGACGAAATAAATCCTGCGCTCTTCCTTCGGGTCGCCCTTCACATGTGGAAACCCTTTTGCGTTCACGCCGATGACGAATACATTCTTCCACTCACCGCCTTTTGCTTGATGACACGTCGAGATAGAAACGCCCTTCGGGTCGTTGCGCCGATGCTGCATTTTATTGGCGTATGTCGTGAAGTCGCTCGCCAATCTGAAATCTTTTCCGATGACACGGAGCACGCCGAGGTTCTCGATGGCGTCGTTATCGCGCTCGGTCCTGTCGTCGACGGCGTACTTTGCCACCAGTCCAGGCAACGCGAGGCTCATCGCCGCTGCCGTTTCGAGCGTCGGGTAGTTCTTCAGCAGGTCGACGGCTTTCCGAATTTCGTTCTGCTTCCAGAAGCCCGTCTTGCCCATCAGGTGATAGCGGACGTTGTGCTTGTTGCAAATCCGCTCCAACAACCCGACCATCCGATTCGTCCTCGCAAGGATGATGGACTGGAGCGGGTCCTTGTTCGCCAGCGCCAGCGCGGATTCCGCTTCCTGCTCTTCGGACCAATACATCTTGAAATCAATCGGCACACCCACTTCCGCGCGCGACGCCACCATTCGGTCTAGCAACTCCTGGGGGGTGTCGCCAGGGGCATTCTCGCGGACGAATTTCACGATGGTCTGGGTCGACCTGTAGTTCTTGCCGAGGTAGTACTTCCTGCCTGTCGGAAACCATTGCTGGAAGTTCGTGATGTTGTCGGGCTTCGCGCCGCGGAATCCGTAGATAGCTTGGTTTGGGTCTCCCACGACCGTGATGTTACCGTGCTTCTCGGCCATCAACTGCATCATCCGCCATTGGCAGTCATCCGTGTCTTGGGCCTCGTCCACAATCAGGTACTGGGGCTGCCAGCGAGCCCGTACAGATGGTTTCTCCAAAGACTGGACTGCGTCTGCCAGCATGGAGTCAAAGTCCATCCAGCCCTCTTCTGCGCGCGCCCGTTCGTATTCTGAGTATGCCTTCGCCATCACGTAGGACAGGTCATGGTCGCCGTCCAGCGCCTGCTGCGGGGTGATGTTCTGCCGTCGCATTCTGGCGATAAAGTGGTCCAGTTCTTTGTAGTCGAGGCCGAATCGACGAATGAGTTTGCACATCAGGCGATGGCGCAGTTCGGGCTCGACGGGCTTGCGCTCGGTCTCCGAACAAATCAGGTAGCCGAGGCTGTGGAAGGTTGAGGCCACACCTTTAATTTTCAATTTGCGTTCCAACACCCCAGCCATCTCTTTGCTGAACGTCACAGCCCGCACATCGGACGGAGAGACGCCGGATTCTAGAAGATGGCGAATCATCCCCACCATAGTGGTGCTCTTCCCCGAGCCAGGCCCAGCCACCACACTGCGGGCTCCATTTGGGTTCTCAATAACCGCTTGCTGGTCTTGATTGAAGTCCACGGCGGCCTCAGCTAGAAAAATAGTCGTGAATTTTGTGAAACCAGTGCTCTGGGTCTATCTTATGCGCGATTCGCGAATGGAGAATGTGCCAACAGACCCAGAGCGTAAGAAACGACAGTTCTATTCCGAAGCTTTGCCCAAGACCAAGCCAGAAGCCTTGGGCAACGATATGCCAAAGATATTTTAGCATAGATACCTTAGAATCCGATATCATCATCGTTAATAACAGGAGTCGCCTGTCGCTGAGCAGGACGAGCAGGACCCCGGGGGTTTCCCATCTTATTGGTTGATTGCGCGGAACGCTGTTGCTGGGGTTGCGCATCGGCTGGGGCTGTGACCAGACCTTTGATGTCGGTGATGTTGATTTCGGTCGTGTACTTCTTCACGCCGTCTTTTTCCCACGAGCGGGTTTGCAATTTTCCCTCGACATAAATCAGGTCGCCTTTGTGGAGATATGGCTGAACATATGCTTCAACTGAGTTTCCCCAAACGACCAGACTCACCCATTCGGTTTTCTTTTGCTTCTCGCCGTTCGCATCTTTGTAAGATTCATCGCAAGCAATACTAAAATTTGCAACTGCTTTGCCTCCCGCCGTAAATCGAACCTCTGGGTCTTTGCCCAGCCGCCCGATTCCTATCCATTTATTTACTGATGCTGACATAGTACACCATCCTTATTTGAGTTTCCCCCCAAGGGGGCGTGATTCTACTGCTTTGGTTCAATTCCGTTGGCCTTGTTCACGAGCGTGGCGAGCCCGACCAATCCGACTTCGGGGTTTGCCGTCGCGGCGTCAACACGTTTGAAGAAGTTATCCCACTGATTCTTACTTATTTGTTTGGCGTCTGGAGCCTTCGTGATGCTCAGCAGGAAGACATGGACTTTGCGATTGACGGGTAAACTGCGGCTTGCAGTCAGTTTTCCTTTGGCGGCGAGGTCATCGCCGAGCATCTTGAATTTTGCACGGTACGTCACGAGTTGTTCCTCGGTCGGCAGCGCGTCGGAATCGGGACCCTCGTAGGCGTCACCGTGCTCAGGAGCCGCAGCCTGTGCAGTCTCCGTTTTCGACGGGGCATCCGCAACGAACACACCAGACGATATTGGGGTCGCCATGGACTGGACAGCTTGCGATGACCCAGGCACAACACGTGCAGATGTCGCCGTAGTCTTGGGGTCTACGGCTACAGTAGGGCGGGGGGCGGGATTGGATTTTACAGGACCGCGCTGAGCATCTTGGAAGTCAGGCACATCGTTCGGGCGCGGATAATCCGTGTAATCACGCAGCGGCGCGCTAGTGTTATTGTCCACATTCTGGTCAGCCTCGGGGTCGCCGCCATTCGGGTCTCCCTCGTCGGGTATGAGCAGCCCGTTACGAAGCGCATTTTTAATCGCGCCCGTCTGGGCCTTATAGATGCCCTTATCGCCCGAATCCGCGCCGTCGCCCAAGCCGCTGATGGTCTTCGTTTCATCGGAGTCGGTGTCGTACAACTTGATGGTTACTTTCACAATCGCGGTGTGCATATTCCCGCCGCTATTGGTTTTGATGTCATAGAAGCCGAGGTATTCGACGTTTGGTTCGGCATAGATACCATATTTGGCGAACACATCGCGGACTGGCCGCATGACATCCGCGGCGCGCACGAAGAAATAGTGCTGCTTGGTATTCTCGCCCGCCTTGTCGACGTGGTCGAGTTCCTTGTAAATTTCCACCAACTTTTGGCGCAGGTTCAGCTTCGGTGTGTCGGTCATTTTTGTCTCCGGGGTGAAATAGAGTGTTGCCAGTTTGATAGGGTCAAAATCGTTTGGGTCGAATGGAGGGCGTTTTGTCACTCTCCATTTTTGAATTACAAGCCGCGGCAGGGCGGGCGGAATTGCCTCTTGCACGCCGCACCACTCCCATCCGGCCTTGATTGCCAGTTGGGCGAACTGTTCCACTTTGTGTTGGGTTATCAGGTCCATCGCTGCTCACCTGTCAATAGTACCAAAGTACTGGTTTCCTGTCAAGCCCTTTTTCGGGGAATTATATAGATGACTCCCTTAAAGCACATCCACAGAATTCTGTTGCCGTTGATTTAATTGCATACGTTCTTTATCTGACATCCTCGATTTCATCCTAGCCGCACGCTTATTCCTTCGCGCTCTACGTTTTGCAGCCTTCGTCTTTATTTTCGGATGATATGCGAGAATTTCATCCGCGATTTTGTCCAGTCCGGGCGGAACAATCCAAGTGAAATTTTGGTTCATGCCGTTAGCCTCTCGAATGTCAGTCGCTTGCCCGCTACAGCATCAATAGAACAAACCCCGTCTTGTTTGCGTCGGTTACGAATTTTCTTTTGATAAGTCTTATTGTATTCTTTTTCCTTGAACGGCATATTCAACCTTTTTTATAGACTGAACTAGTATACCCTTCCGCGCCCAACATTAGCCCGGGAGCCCAAGATGGAACCTGAACCATGCACCAGAGCAAATCACGGAGCGTCAGACCGTCCCAAGTATCCTCGGCTTCGACGGCGATTTCATCGTGAAAGAGGCCCCAGATGTCGAAGCCCATCTCGGCCGCCAGGAGCATGGAGTTGAGTAGGTCATCGCGGGACATCGCCTGGATGACGTTCTCGCAAAGCTTTCCGCCGTACGTCTTGACACGGCCCCATGTGTGTTTCTTCTTGGCGGTCTTACCGTCCGCGCCTTGCGTGGCGCTGTGCTCGATGCCCCCGTAGTGAATCGTTTCGACGGTGTATGGGCGGCCGTCGCGCGGACTAGTGCGCGTCTCTTCGTCGATTGAGACATCCAAATAATGCAGCGCGCGCCCCGAGGGCAGTTCGATGCGAATTGCATATCCCTCGTCCATCTTGACGCGACGAAACGTAAGAACGCAGCCCTGACCTTTGGTCGGATGCTCGACCCATTCTTTTGTGCGCTTGTCCCAGGTGACTTCGCCGACCTTTATGACGCCCCCACGCTTGAATACCTGTTTGAAGGCCTCTTCTAAATCGTTCCAAAAGATAACCACTTCAGGCCACGCGTCTCGCAAAATCTTGATGGCTTTATGTGCGAGGTCTTTCGGCATGTCGACGCCGCAGACGTTCAGAGCGTATCCCCACAGCCCGCCGCGTTTTTGGTCGCCGTGTTCATCAATGTAGAGTTCGCCGCCGCCGAGACAATAGCCTCCACCCAGCACAGGAGGCTTGGAATTCTGGCGCTTCTCCTCGAAATCGGCGTTCTTTGGTTTGTGATTTCCGTGCTCGTCGATGCGAATCCACTCTTCGTATGGAATGCCATATAGATACGCCCCAAAAGCCATATAGGGGTCGCGGCCTTTGCGAAAAACATCCAGAATCGCTTCGCAGCCCGCGGCCCAGCCGAGCATTCTGTTTTCGATGGCGTTCTTATCGGCGACGTGGAAGACCTTGCCCAGCTTCGCCTGAAAGAGCGAGCGCAACAATGTGATAACAAACGCCACGACAGAAACGGAATCCTTCGGACTCGGTGTGTTGGTAAACTCCCGAACAATTCCGTCGTAGTCTTCAGCCTCAAGTAACTCCAGAGCGCGCGCGAGGTTCTTCTTGACGAGTTTCGCGCCGCGCGACATATTCTGAACTTGCATCGAATCTTCATCACCGCCGCCGCTTGCCCACCGTCCCGTACGCGGCGCGCCCATGAAACGAAGTTGGTAGCGAAGGCGGTCATCTTCGCCTAACAGATGCAGAAGATTTTCAATCTTAGTGTAGGACGACTTGCGCGCCAGCATCCGCGCCTTGAGCGCGGTCTTACATTCAGGCGTCATCGCTGAACTGGGGTTGTTGAGTTCGGCTTCAACAGTGCTCGCCAACAGGGAATTGAGCGTGTACCCCCGCGCTTTTACCCAGCCCTTCATTTGAACATCAGAATTCGGATTCTCCAGCCCCGTCAGTTGTTTGCAGGTGTCTTTTTGCTCTTTGATATAACGACGGGCCAGTCGGAGCCCTTTTTCGGCGAGGTCTCGCCGCACGGGGATGCCGAATTCGTTCAACTTCTGGTCGAGCAGCCAACCTCGCCATTCGTCTTCGGGAAAACCAAGTTTGCTGAGTTTGTACCACAGGTCTCGCTCAGCGCGCACGTCCTGCTTGCAATACTCGACGTACTCGGCGAATTCTCGCGGGTGGCTGTTGTGGTCGCGGAATAGCGGCGTAGTCACACCAAACAGCGTCTGCTCGCCGCCCATGCTGACAGGCTGAGAAAACATTTTGACGAGTTCTTTGCCGCGCTCATCTTTCTTATTCTGCATCTTGAGGATGATGGCGACCTTCTCCAACTTCCCAGGCAGCGAAGCGTTGTGAGAAAGCACCATTGGGTCACGAAACTGGTCCATTGGAATTCGGAATTCAGGTGTGATATAGCGCGGCCCTGCAACGCGGTTTGTGATGTTGTACTCGAACTGGGCGTTCCAAGCGATTTTGATTATGCTGGGGGTCGCCAGCGCGTCACGTAATTTCGCGGGCATCGGTCCCTTGTGCGGGAGCCACACCTCTACCTCCTCGTCGTCAAGCGCCCAGCCTAGCATAGAGATTCCCGTGCTCGGGTGCTTAGCGTAGTTGTCGAGACCCACTTCCTTCAGGTTAAGAAGGGAGAAGGTTTCGTAGTCGAGGAATAGTATTTTGTAGTTCACGGGTGACTTTGTGGGACGCGCGGCCCCGTTAAGTCAAGCACTAAATCTCGAACGAGTTCCCACGATTCGAAGTGGCTGACTTCGGGACAGTGATGGAAGATGTTCTCATCTTCTAGGCCGACAACAAAAACAGGCGCATGCCTATGGCGAGCGTGATTCAGCCCAATCCAAATCCCCAGTTCCGCGGTGCGGCCTTGGCGGATGATAGATTTGGTGGGGTCCGTCCACAGAATGAGAATGTCCGCGGCGGCGACATCCTTCACATCTTGGACGGCGTAGCCCTGATTAATGTCGTGCGGGAGGTCTTGCATTTGCGTGTCTGGTTTGTGTGGCTCTTCCAACCACGAGGATGTGACGATAACGCCGCCTGCTCGAAGTTCCGCGGCATATTTGTTGATTTCATCTTTGCGACTATACGGGGCTGCCAAATAGATTTTCATGGTGCTCCTCCATTAGAATCGTTTGCCGTGTTCCGACGCTCGGGCCTCTGCGGAGTGGTCTGCCCGATTGCGATTGAATTCGTTCTTGGCGAAGATGGCGTCGGCCAGCCGCAACTTCCTGTCGGTGGCGTAATTCATGAGTCTGATGACGGCGTCGGCTACTTCGGATTCCTCAGACGTAAATTCAGGAATGTGGGAGTCGGGTCCCAAGTTCTTTCTGACCGCTTCGAGAGTCTCGCCCAGTTCACCCATGATGAGAGCCAGTTTCAGGCCGACTCGGGCGTTGTGAAATGAAGCCACCAAAGGTTTAAACTTTTCTGCGGCTTGGTCGGAGAGAAGCGGTTGAACCCAGCGCCAAAACTCATCAAAAAGCAAATCATCTGTGCTGAACCCGTTCTTCTTGTTGATGGCTGCAGCATCTGCCTGCAGTTCAGTGAAAGCCTGAATGAATGTCATTGCCTTCATTTCATTTTCGGCGTTCATTTTGCCTCCGGTAATTTCGCTCCACGAGCTAAGGGCGCACCCTCGGCTTCGCATTCGAGTTGCAGCATCGCCAGTACACGCCATGCCAGCTTGGCTGAATGCTTGACGCCGTCCACATCCGTCTTGCCTCGCTCCATGAAGTGACGGATTATTGTGTCTTCCTGGTCGGTGGACTTGCCGCGAGACCAGTGCAGAGGCTCGCCTGGGTTGTGCTGGTCGTTGCCGACCTTCGAAACCTTGGCGATTTCAATCAGGGCGTTTGGGAAATAGTCCAACACGCCTGTGGCGATAGGAATGGCCTTGCGTTCCTTCGCATTGGAAGGAAGAACCGCTTTGACGATTGCGTCTATGGATTGCGCGCTCATAGGGACCCTTTCGGAAAGAATATTGCCCTCAACTTGGTTTCAATCTTACCAGCAATTTCGGGGTTTTGCAACAGAAAAATACGTGATTGCTCGAATCCTTGGCCGATTTTTTCGCCCTCAAATGCCAGCCACGCGCCTGATTTTTCGAGAACGCCTTTGTCAGCGCCCAGGAGAATCAGGTCGGCCTCGTGTGAGATTCCATGCCCATAAATAATACGGACTTCGGCCTCGGTGTACGGCGAGGCAACTTTGTTCTTGACGACCTTGATGCGAGTCTTCGCTCCAACTACCTTGTCGCCCTCTTTGATGAGTTCGGTTTTACGAATGTCGAGCCTGACGGAAGCGTAGAATTTCAGCGCACGGCCGCCTGTCGTCGTTTCGGGACTGCCGAACATCACGCCAATCTTTTCACGAATCTGGTTGATGAAAATCAGGATGGTTTTCGTCTGATTCGTCATGCCTGTCAGCTTGCGCAGGGCCTGAGACATCAAACGGGCTTGTAGTCCCATCTGTGGGTCGCCCATGTCGCCCTCAAGTTCGGCCTTCGGGACGAGCGCGGCGACGGAATCCACAATGATGATGGCGACTTTGCCCGATTCAATCAGCGACTTGGCGATTTCGAGGGCCTGTTCGCCGTTATCGGGCTGCGCGACTAGGAGATGGTCCACGTCGACACCTAGTTTGCGCGCGTAGACGGGGTCCAGGGCGTGCTCAGCGTCGATATAGGCAGCCTGCCCGCCGAGTTTCTGCGCTTCGGCGATAATCTGCAGGCAGAGAGTCGTCTTTCCGCCCGATTCGGGGCCGTAAACTTCGACTACGCGCCCGCGCGGGATACCACCGACGCCCAGAGCCACGTCAAGAGCGAGTGATGATGTTGGAACCACGTCCATCGCTTCAAACTTTTTGCTGCCGAGCATCACAATTGAGCCTTTGCCGTGCGTGCTCTCGATGCCTGCCAGCACATCGCTCAGTTTGTTGGAGATTTCATCTTTGCTCACAAAGTACCTCCGGCAAGACTACACAAAAATTGGGGCGACCATGGTCTTCATTCCGTACTTCTTATTAATCAAAAAGAACGTCTGCGATGGCGGTTCCCAACTTGCCTTTATCGACACACCATACGCGGTCATGCCGATCATACTGCCGTTGCAAATGAAGTTTCCGCCATCAACCCGCGTGTGAAAGTGCCCAAACACGTCGAGAGAAATATCGGACACCGACTTATTCCACTGGGCAATGGCCTTGTTCACGCTGATCGAAATTCCGCCGACCCCGCCTTGGTAATTCATTTGATGTCCGTGATGGAAGCGGATATTATACGCCCCTTCGAAACAGCGGACATAGGAGTGATATCCCGGCTGCACAATAAAAGTGATGCGCTTCTCGCCAGCAAAATAATCTTGCAGCATCTTGTACATGAAGTATTCTAGCGAGTTCCCGGCCTCCGTGGCGATACGTTGCTTCTTTGTCATGCGCCCATGGTTTCCGCTATGACAGGGGATAATGAACGCCACGTCGCGAGGAGTATGCTTTAGCATGAACTTGATGCCCGTAACGATCAAGGAGTACGCCTTGTGAATGGCCTCGGCGGGGGACAATTGGTTTCCTTCGGCCAAGTCTTCATGGATACTGCCTGTGATGAAATCCCCGAGCAACGCCAAGATGATGGTTTTGATGGACGTATCCCGACTTGCGATCTTCCACCACGCTAGACCGCCATGAAGTAGGTTCAAAAACCGGGTTTCGGCGACTTCAAGATTGTACTCATTCCGGTTACTGACTTGTTCAAGAAGCACGGTCTCCTCGATATGCCAGTCGGACCACACAAAGCAGGCGATGGACTCGCTCGTGCCTGAAGGCGTTTTTGACGGGATGTCGATTACTTGTGGGGGAAGATCGCGCAGCGACGAGAACACCTCGTTTTCGGCTTCCAGCGTCACCACTCGCTCTTGCAGCGCCTTGACGACCGCTTCTTTCCCTTCGCGCTTATCACGCAGTTTCTGCAGTTCGATATCGACTTTCGCCTTCTCAGAAATGGGTTTGGATTTCTTCACGACATCATTGATTTTCATTGGTATCCTCGGGTTCAGACAATTGCTTGCGCAGCTTTGCGATGCTCGCTCGATTGCCCCAAAACAATTTGTTGTCAACTTTCTCCCGATACTCGCCGAGGACAGGTTGGTTGGTGAAATTCCCACTCATCGAGAGGCCCAAGCGGGCGCTTACTTCCATGGTGGTCAGGAGTTCGTTGGCAGGCAGAGAGTTCAGGATGTCCATAATTTTCCTGACCCGCGGTGAAATCGGAATTCGATTCGCATCCAGTTTTTCGCCGTTCACTTTGAATCCGACAGGGATAGGCATCAGAGCACGCTCCGAAGAATGACGCCCCCGACGATTCCGCCGATGGTCGCCCAGAATCCGCGTTTGCGGTCTTTCTTGGCTTGCGCGTCAACTTCGACTTTGCACGCCGCATTGTCTGCTTTGATGGTTTGAATAAGTTCGGTCTTGTCTGCTGCGATGACGTTCTGAGCCGCAGCGGCCTCTACTTTAGCATCGGAAGTCAGAATCTGCTGCGCGCCAAGCTGGCCTTGGAGATTATTCACATCGGACTGTGCTTGCTGCAATAGGTCCAAATCGGTGACGACGACCTGGGTGAGAGGTAAATCCATAGCTACAAGGTTATTACTCACGGTCACTTGACTGGGTTGCGCTTTGGTCTGAAGAACGAGCCGCGCGGCTGCGGATTGCGCATCGAGGGTAGCGTCAGTCTTAATCTGCTTCGCGGTTTGGGCGCGTTGCTGAGACATCTGCTGGACAAGGGTCTGAATCAGGGCTGTCTGCTGGGCGTCGCGAGCAGTGTTAGCCGCCTGAAGTTGCGCTAGTTGCTGCGCGAACGCCGCCTGTGTGGCAGTGTCAACGCCTTCCTTCTGGAGTTGCGCCACGGCAACGCGGGCATCGTGGCGTTCAATCAAGGATTCAAATAAGCCTATGCCGCCGATGATGATGCCCGCCAGCAGCACCACGGAAAAAACGACAGCAAGAATATGGGCATGAAACCAAGTCAAATCTTTTTCGATTGTTGTGATGGGTGAGTCGCTCATAGGCATTCACAATACCAAAGTCCTAGCGTGCTGTCAAGCGATTTCGCAAATATTCGATGACTGGGAGAAGATTTTCTGGATGCGCGGCGGCGTCAAAGAACCGTTCAACCATACCGAGCCCGTAATTACACTTGCCGCACAGGATACCGCGAATCGACCACGGCATCATAATTTGCTTGATAGATGCTCGCGCGAGCGTTTTCGTTTTTGCATGTCGCCAGCCAACGATTTCGCCTTTTTCATCATAGGCTGTTGCGCACCATTTTAATCCCGCGTTTCGTAACCCTTCGGCGGTTTCGCGCACAGTTTGAATTTTGAAATGGAAATGATCTACGCAGGGGTATCCGTGGGCGTCGAGGGGGCCGCCGCAGATTTTGCAGAGATTGTTTTGTTGGGCGGCGCGGTGCTCGCGCTCGGCGAGGGTGATTCCGTACTTACGCTGAAGTCCAAGGTCTTTGGCGCGGTCTTTTTCCGCTGCTGTTCTTGCTTTTCTAATCGCCATTTTTTTCTTTCGTCGAACCGCTCTGCGTTCATGCGCCATACTTCCCTCTCATAGAACCGAACAAACTCCCCTTGCACCACAATCCAAATCAGCAGGATAATTTCCAGCAACATGAGGATTCGGTCGAACATAGGCACCTTATTTTTTCTTGAGACCTTTGCCGAGCCCCTTCTGCATCGCTTCCTGTTTCGCCTTCATCATTTCCGCAACCTTCGCGGTGTTCTCGGCGTGGACATCCTTGACGTTCGCACCGAAGTTGAAGTCGGTGGAACCTAGCTCTTCTTCTGGTACTTCTCGGGGAGTTCCGACTCCAGTTCCCCGTCCAGTTCCGCTGGCGGGTTCCCCAGAAACTCCAGCCGCAAATAGTTTTCCCTGGTCAGCGGGAGCCCCAGTTCCTGCAGCATTTTCTCGGTTCCATTCAGTTGCGTAGTCCCAGATTCTGTTTCGGGCTTGGTCGGCTGTGATTTTGCCATCTGAGTGTTCCTTCCAAATTGCGTCTATCGCTTGCTGGTTCTCGGGCGTCTTAAAATCATCGGTAAATACGTCCCGAATCTTGGTCCACGTAGGCGATTGTAGCCTACTTGGGATGGGAATGTCAAGTTCTTTCGCGGCTAGTCGGTAAGCCGCGTCGTGGAGAGCGTACGTTCCCTTGAGTCCATACTCACCGTTCTTAATGTTGCCGAAGTTGTCCCGAACGGCGGGGATCTTTCCTGACATCGGGCGCAACTGTGCCACGTTGATGGCGTGCGTGTCCATCGTTAGGTAGCGCGGGTCATCTGGCGACAACATGTTGTTGTAGAAATTCCGAACCTTGTGCCCGTACCCGAGGTTCTTGCTGATGTTTTCGGGCGACCCATCTTTCAAAATTTCAATCGCTTTCTGAATGTGAGACTGGAAACTCCAACCGACGTTGCGCGGCGACCCATCTTGATTGAGCGCAAGACCGTTCGATGTGCCGTCAGGATTCCATGTCTGGTACTCGCGAGGATTGTGACCCTCGTCGTACAGGCGCAACCAAATTGCCTGCTGTTCGGTTGTCGGCAGTTCGGCTAGCGTCTTTCCTTGGACCTTTTTGATGAGCGGTTTGAATGAACTGTTGGCAGGCAGAGACGTAATATTATCCGCCGCGTCCTGCATCTCGGGCGTGAACTTCGTGGCTTGCTGATTCTTCCAGATATTCGCGGTGCGCTCAGCGAGCGAGGTATTCTGGTCCCAATCCGTCATCGGCGATTCCACGGCGGTCACGCCTGCAATCTGGTGCGGAGTAAAGCCATGCTGTGCGGCAACCGCCTGCACGCGCTCGTGCGCGCCGACTGGATACCACTTCTCGTCGCGTTTAATGGCATCAGGCAACATCTTGCTCATTACAAATTTGATGTTGTCCGCCGCATGCCGAATGTATGCATTGGCGTGCGCCAGCGCGTCGCCCTCGGGCGGTGTGAATCCTGGCGTCGTATTCGTTCGGTTCACCATCTTTTGCAGATACCCTGGCGCGGCCTTCGCGGCGTCCATATCCGAAGTCATATCCCGCTGAGTGTGGTCTTCAACGACTTCGCCCTTGACCTTCTTCGTGGGCACACGAGTGCTGACGGTTGGAATGTCTTTCGACGCTGCAGGCGCGGCCCCAGCCGCAGGCGCTTCAGGAGTGCCGCCCGTCGAGGGCTTGAATACTGCAGCCTGTTGAGCCGCCGCAGCCGTTGCTTTATCCGCGGCTTTCTGTTCTTTCGCGGACAATTTCGGAGCAGGCCCTTCGCCTGTGCCGCCTGTCTGAATTTCTCCCTCACCGCCGAGATGATATATGGCTTTCTGATTTGCGTCTTTGCCTGCAGCAACCGCTTCAGCGCGGTCGGCATAGGTCTTGCTGACATCCAACACCGCTTTTCCTGTGTCGGGGTCTTTCCATGTGCCGACAGCGTGGTCACCCTTCTCCAATACATCGGCGTTATCTGCTTTGAACTTCGCCAGAACTTCGGGCGTGAGCTTGTCGACTTGGACGGTGCGCTCAGGATATGCGCCAACCGAATATAAATCTTTTCCTGCCAGATTTTCTCCCGCAGGCGTGAAGGTCGAGCCGCCGCCTTCTTCATGAGCGGACAGTTGATCGTCTTCAGGCGTCTTAATCTTTTCTTTCGAGACTATGCCTTTTTTAGCTTCGGCAGGCGAAGTTCCAGTTGCTTGCGCACTTCCGCCTTCTCCTCGGGCGACATTGCCTTCACGTCCTGTAAGACCTTCTCCGCTAACTGCTCGGTTGTCAGGTTGTTCTTGTCCTGTGGCATTTGCTATTCTCCTCTGTGCTTCTTGATGCATTGATGTCAATCGGTCGGGGCTAGCGTGAAACTGGCGAGAGAGTCCTGCTTCACGGAAGCCTGCGTTCTCATTTATGATACCTGAAACAGCGGGATGTTGCAAGTACTCTTTCCCTGCATCAATTGCCTTATGCATGTACTCCATCGCGTCTTCGTGACTGACTCCCGCCGCCTGCAGAATCTGGTATGCGCGCGACCCATCCCCGCCAGTTCCGAGAAAGAAATTATGATTGGCGCTCCGAGGCAAATCATTGAAAACCTCATCTGCCGCGATACCGCCCATCAGGGTTTTCACAATTGGGGCCACTTTATCTGGGCGGACCTGCCCTGCGGGGTTAAAGAGTATGTTTTCTCGCCCAGGCCACCGTACCGCGGCGCGCGCGTCTTTCCCCAGATCGGGATGACTCGAACTGAGCATGCCCCCCGTAACGAGACCTTCGTTTTGTCCAACCATTGCGTGCCCGAGTTCATGACGAATAGTGTGAATTTCAGGGCGGCCCGCCGATGCTGGCATCTTCGCCAGTTTGCCTGTCGGCACAGAGTACTCTGTCGACGGCTCGCGCTCACCCATCTTTTCGATGCGCCACGAGTAAGCCCGCGTGCCTGGGAATTTTTTCTGGGCAACCGCAATTGCGTTCTTCGATGAGAAAGCCTCGATGGGCTCCATGTGAGTGGTGCCATCAGCATCCGTAATTTCAACGGTGTACTTTTCTTTCAGAGGCGACTGCAGTTCCTTGGAGAGAAGGTCTTGTTGGTCAGGATGCGCGCCAATTTGTTTCAGCATAGGTTCGATGTCGGTGTCGGTCGCTAATTCCTTGTACGGGGCCGTCTTGATGTCCCGAGGATTGTCAGCGGTCTCCATCATCACATTGCCGTAGCCCAACCCCTTGGCGACTCCCTGTTTGAGAGCATCAATTTGCTCGGGGCTGATACCCTCACGAGGCACGGAAATATGCAATGTCGTTCCACCTTTATCGGTAGTGGGCCGAACACGAACGGCCTTCGAGTCGTTGATGAACGCCACACGGTTGTCGGGGGCTTCCCGAGTCGGGCCTTTCGAGCCCTGCGCCCAATCAATCGCCATATCGTGGTGGGTGCTGCCGAGCGGAATAAACTTCCCGTCAGGCGCAATGAAAGAAGGACCGTCCGCAATCTTCGTTGGGTCGGTATGAGTTCCAAACTTGTCCGCAATCTTCTGCAGGTCGGGATGATATGCGACAGCGGGTGCTGGGGGCTCAGGAGTCTTCCCTACAAACTTCCCGCCTACGGATGCGAAGGCTTCTGGGTCCACATGACCGGGACCGGGAAGCACTGCAGAAATCGACCCCTCATCCTCGCCGATGTTTTTATAATATGCTCCGGCGGCTTCCGACTGTCCTTTTATTTTTGCACCGATGCGGTTTGCGCCTACATCCGTCAGAGGACGGGCAGGAGTATTTCGCATCGGACCTGTTATCTTCACAGGCATGACGTTGGGTTTTGCGTCTGTTGCGACGGGAGTTTTGTCAGAATACACCGCCTTTCCGATAGTCGGATAGTGGTCTTCTTCGGGCACATCAACATTATACCCCGTTACATTATTTCCTGTCGGGTCGAGTTTCGCCAAAGTTTTCTTGCCTGCTAAAAGGGTTTTTCCGTACTCCTGCGTACCATCCCATGGTTGTCCATCCGCTCGAATTCCGATGCGCGCCTCAAGGGCTTGAGTTGCAGCCCTCTGCGTACCGACGTGGAGACCCTGCTCGCCGCCCCGCAAATCCCCGCTGGGTGTTCCATGATAGAGTTGTTGCGGAACAGACCCGACTTTCTTGCCGCCGAGTTTGGCGAACCCTGCTTCGAGACTGCCCTCGGGTGCTTTCGCTTCGAGTGCGGCCTTGCCTTCTTCCTTGGCGCTGGCAACGGCAGTCTGCGCCAAATCTTTCAAGTGTGTCCCAACTTTTGATGCGACTTCACCCGCACCTTTGCCCGCATGCGTGGCCGCTTCAAGAGCCATGAATGAATCCACACCCATGTGCGTCAAGATGCGCTGAGTATCAGCAAAAGCATCCGCCCGTTGTTCGGGAGTCGTGGCAGCCTTACCTTTTTCAATAGACGCTTTCAATTCAGGGTACTGGTCGTAAACACCTTTGCCCATCTGCAGTGCAAACAGCCCCTCCGCCACTTTCTGAATAAGAGCGGGAGTCTCACCGAGCCCGGCAGTCGCCGCAACCGTGCCGATGGTGCCGGGCGATGTCAGACCACCAGCAGATTCCAACGCCCCCGTCAGGACAGGAGCCTGTTTTTGCTCAGCGGGCGTCAGCGCCTCTTCAGGCGACAGAAATTGCTCACGCCCATACTTTGGATTTTCCACTGTCCGAGATGAGTATCGGGGAATGCCTTCCGTGACAATCTTCTTAGCCTTCTGAACAACCGACGGTTCCGGGGCAGCCTCGATAGTTGGGCCGGACGGATTCAAATTAGTTTTGAGAAAAGGCGCACGGGTATCCTTAGCCGGATCGTACTCAGGATTCAGGTCTATTGGGATGGCCTGAGACGCAGTCGGGTCCGTGATCGGAATAGAATCCGGCACAGGCGTTGGGGTCGGCGTAACTGGGGTCTCGTTGGCCACGGGCTTAGCTTTCCGGGTTCAGGACATGGAGATTCGGGTCAAGCGCCCGAGCCTGCTCAATATTCTCGGCGGGGATGTCGTGAACGCCACCATCGGACGCTAAAATACGGTGATGCCCGTCAGGAATCGCTGGGAAATGGGGCTGGCCATCTGGGCGAGGCGCTAGGGGGGTAACAGGAGGCTTTTCGACCTTGGGTGCCTTCGTACCCTTCGATTCGGCGGATGCCCCGCTGGCGGGCGCTGCAGGCTCTTTTTCAGGGGTCGTGGCGGCAGTCGTGAACGCTTTCAGGAGATTTGGGGATGCTTCCGCAATTTGACGAATTTGGGGGTCCAAACTAGCGATTTTCGTCACTGCGGCGGTTACTTTATCGGTTGGACTCGGAACGGGGAGGGAAGCTTGTTTTGCCTGCCAAAGTCGATGTTTCGTCTCATTTGGGATAGCGAGTGCAGAAAGGTGTTGGGCTAGTTCGTCTGCGTTTTTGGTCGCGAACGCATCCCAGAGGTCTGATCTTTGCTGGTCAGATAGACTCGGATCACCAGAGAGAATGGGAGCCGCATGATCTATAAAAGGACTATTCATATCCATGATATCCTCACGCCAAAACTTCTAAAAACGCCATCTTTTGATTGTACTCATGTAAGTCTCGCATTGCGGTTTTACCGCGCTTTTCAGCGCCTTGATCGGCCCAAGTCCCCCAGTCAACATTTCCAGGCTCATAGTCTCCTGTATCCAAGTGTCGGCTAAGAGAATGTTTCGGCGAAGGGCGATCACCCATGTCGGCGAGGAAATTCTCAAATGTCAACCAACGCTCGCAAACACCTACATTGCGATACGCTCGCGCCCCATGAAAATTTTTATTGGTGGCACGAGTCAACATATTGCTCCAAATACGATAGGTGCCTTGATGCAACTCCGACGCATGTCGGTCTTGTCCACCGTGTCGAAAATTTCGATTCTCTGCGCCGCGTTGATGTTGATTTCTTATCTGCGCGCGTTCGCTAGATTTTTCGCGGAGCAAACACCCGCACGATTGAGTGCGCCCATCCCGCAAGCTGCCGCTAGTTGTTTCGCATATCTGCCCGCAAGAACAGACACAGCGCCAGAAAGCACGCCGCTGAACTATTCCCATCAATTCCTGCACCAGTAAACGACCGAATTGTTGACCAACCAAATCAATCACTTTGCCCATAGAGCCAGTCTATCACTTAACCTGAACCCTTGTCAAGCCCTAATCTATGAAACCCCCTTATCCGAGTCGGTTTGGCCGAGCAGTACCTGAAAGGATATCTCACCTTTCGGATTCATGTACGCGCCAATGATGCCCCCAGGCAAGCAAGCGTCTTTCACGTCATGCAGTCCCATGACACATTTGATGACGGAGTTATGCAGGAAGATGGCAGTCGGAAGTTGTTCGTACGGTGTTGCGAGATACTGAAACACGACCTGGACGCGGTCGTTCAGTTGGTCATGGCTTTCGCCGCCAGGAATCACAAGGGAAGTGTCTTCGAGATACTTTTTGAATTCGGCAATCATCTCGGGCGTCTTCTCTTTTCCCGTAAAATCAGCAACCATCCACGGCCGCAAGTTCGGGTCGCAACCCATGAACGGGCACTGAACTGCGCCCGTATCCATCAGGTATTGTGCGGTATGGATTGTGCGCGGAACGTCTGAGGAAATTACGCGACCGATGCGCTCAAAAGATAGCCAGCGCGCCGCGGCTGCGGCCTGCTCACGCCCTTTTTCGGAAAGTTCCATTCCAGACCAGCCATCCCATACCGACATATCGGTAAGTTCACCGTGGCGGCACAAAAAGCCGATTAATTCAAGCGATGGGTCCATGTTAAAAAACATTCTATCCTCAATCTGGAGCCCAATCGACGAATCGAACGCCAGTCTGCTGAGTACAGGTCAGCCGTCCTACCACTGAACGAATCGGGCAATCTGTTTCCATCCGCACTTGCAAACGAAACCAGTCTCACGTTTTTGCGAGTCTCGTTGAATCGTTTCTTTACAGCGATGGCACCGCATGGAGTCCATGATACCACCCAGACCTGCTCGCGGTCAAGCACAATATTGGGGAATTATATAGATGACTCCCTTAGCGGCAAACGTGCTCCGCATAACGCTTTCGTCTCCACTTAGTAGGGCACTTAGCACAGTGCCTCCTCTAACCGTTGTCGGGCTGAAACGAGCCGCCGCAGTACACACGGCGGTTATCTTTTCAAGGGAGTCATCTATATAATTCCCCAATATTGGAGCCGAGTGTTAGAGTTACGACCTCCGGCTTCATCCTTGCGCGCAAGGATTTATCCCACTCGGCACAAATCTGGGCCGCAAACTCCTGCCTTAACGTGGCGGCCATACGTTTGCAAAATGGTTGGCGGGGATGGACTCGAACCACCGACCTGACGGTTATCGACCGACTGCTCTAACCAACTGAGCTACCCGCCATCTGATAATGGACTGCGCGACAGCCCAGGCTCGTGATTTCAGCAACCTTGTTCATGCCGCCGCGCGCCAGTCAGGTGTTTCCACGTTTTGCCGAGGGTATCAATTTTGAGCAAACAACTCAGGCTCTTGATTCTCGGCAATCTTGATTACGAGACGGCGGCTGCGGTCATAGGCTTTCGCCAACCATTCCGCACTTCGAGGGGCTGAGTACCCACGCTCGTAAATTTGGTGGACATGGAGGGATTTGAACCCCCGACTTCCTGCTTGCAAAGCAGGCACTCTCCCGCTGAGTTACACGCCCGAAGTTGTATTATACCACACGATCTGACGTGTGTCCGCTTTGCACTTCCGCCTGATACAAAAGCGCAGCCTGGGCTGTGTCGTTTGGGTCCGAGGGCGTTGTGGCGAATCGGCCAGCAACCGGATTTGACTGCTGGACAGATGCCAGCGGCCAGCCTGGCGTGATGAGCGCGGACCCGAGTGAAGCGGTTCCGCTTCCGATATTCGGTGTAATGAGAGCCATGGTGGTTCATCCTTAAAACTTACTTCGTCGGCGCTTGAAGGCCGAAGATCACATTCGCGCCTGTTGGCGAAGGAACTCCCTGCGCCGTGACGATGGCAACAGGAGTAGCACTGATTGCGCTATTCGTAGTCGACTCCGTGCCGAATGTCGCCTGTTCCTGTGAAACGCCCTTGCCGAGCATTTCTGTGCCTTGCGCGTTGAATGGTGCGGGAGTCTGTTGCGCGCTGCCGCCCGTCGCACCGTTATATAGAAATCCTGACATGTTAATTCTCCTTTTTTTATTTCTAGCTCATTAAAACTGATTCGGTTGTCTCCACAAACCGAGAATTGGAATGCCGCCATTCCCGACCAGTGCCGCTTCGACCAGCACGCGAATCGCGGCAGGCGTGGCGACAATGCCGTTCGGAGTTACGCTGAATCCTGTGACTGTATCCACGCCGACTCCAAGACCCTCTTGTCCCGGCCCGTTCGTGTTGGGAAATCCCGGCAATAAAAGTGACGCTGGCATGTTGCCTCCTTGAAATAAAAAAGCCTTGGACTATTTCTAGCCCAAGGCTTCTGGTTGGGCTTGCGCCCGAAAATATTTCCCGAGCGATTACACCGCGTTCAGTGAAAACTCATCGAGAGTGACGACGTTTCCTGTTTCCGCAACGCCCTGCGTGGCGGTCACGAAGAAGTTCAGGTCGGCTTCGCCGACGAGACCAGTAACCTGGGTGAGAGCCGCGAAGGGTGTGACGGTATTGAAAGTCTCCCCTTCAAAGTTGCCCGTCAGGTTGCCCTGCGCGTCCAGTTGGACATACGCGTCGAGGAAAAAGCTGCCGGATGTTCGGCCAGCAGCCAGAGTCCCAGTTGCCGACGTGGCGATCAGGTTCGACCCGGTGATGACCTGGGCCGAAGTATCGGCCGAAGGCACTGGAAGGAAAGAAGCAGGCACTTGGTACAGCTTGAGTATCAGCGTAGCGACGTTGGCGGACGTGGCTGTCAGCGTTCCTGCGGCGTGAATCCAGATGACTGCGCCAGTTCCCTGGTACAAGCCAGTGACGCCCGCGACGAGAGGAATGTACCCACCGCCCGTTAATGTCAAACCATTGTTATTCAACTGAAATACAGTCTCAGTCGTGGTGACGACGGTCCCGAGAATCGGGGCGATTGTCAATTGCTGAGTGCCAGCTACCTGGCGGCGAATCGTGGATGCGTTAGACACGGTAGTTCTCCCTTTTCAAACTTGTATTTCTTCACGTAAGAAATTGCTGCTTCCAAAATTTCTACGCTGTCGTGGGCACTGCCCAGAAGCGTGTTGCAGTTCGTGCAAAGAAGCCCACGTCTGCATTTGTCGCATGCCGCTCGTTCAGGACAGCAGTCGTGGTCATGATCTATTGCTAGACGAAACCCGTTCTGTTGTGGTCTCCTGCAGATATCGCAAAGACCCTGTCGCTTCTCATTCTCGGCTTCGTACTGTTCTGCAGTCCATCCATAATATGTGGGGTGGTATTTTCTTTTATACCCCTTCACGGTCTCTGGATTTTCCGCTCGCCAATCCCGCTGCGTTTCTAACTTACGCGCCTTGCGTTCTTCCTCGCTCTTTTTAGGAGCCAAGGATTGTTCAAGAGCCGCGCCAGTTAACTGCATTCGGCCTTCGGCGTACGCAAGTTTAAGTGATTCACTCTGCTTGCGTTTGGTCTCTTCGGACGGAACGTAGTTCTTTCGCCCGCGACCTTCAGCGTGTGCTTTTTTAAGAGCCTCGCTGACTTTCCGTCGAGTTTCCTCGGACGGAACATAACCTTTTGAGTTTCCCATGACCGCCTCCAAGGTGAATACTAACACCTCAGAAATCGGTTGTCAAGTGCTATTATTCAAATACTAGCACTAGACGGCACTCACCTCGCCTCTGATCCGTCTGAAACCTGGGGTGTTGTTGGTATTTGGGCGTGCCACGACCCCAAGGAACCAGTCGTAGCTCACGATTGCGCGTGTCTGTAACATCGGGTTGCTGAGGTCGATGTCGTTATCGCCGAAGGTCTTGACGTTAACCTTGAAGCTGGGGTTCCGAGGTGCGCGGACGCCCAACAGTTCAGATGCCATCATCGCTTCGCGGCCAACGACGTACGTCGCATAGCCCGTCTTGCCGACCGAAGGATAGTTCGAGTAGGTCGGAGTCGTCTGGGTGCGGAGGATGCGAACGCCCGACCATTCAAGGACGGTGTATCCGCGAGTCATATCCGACTTCAGAACGGCTGCGCCAGCTTCGCTGCGCTTCAGCGTGTCGACGGCAGACCCTGCGCTGTTGTCCGACATGAAGTCGTACACAACGTACGGGTGCATTGCCGAGGTGTACATTCCGCCATCGCGGCCAGGAACTGCGTTGCCCATCAACTGGGATTCGCACTTCCGAATCGTGTTGGACAGCATGTACTCGTTGTCGAGCAGGTCGATGCGGGCCGAGGCCTGCGCCGTTGCGGCAGCTTCGAAGCCGTTAATCGCAATCAGGTTGCTCGTGAGAGCGCCCCGATACGAGAGGTTGCGGCTGGCATCCAGAGTGATGTCGGCCAAGAACATCGCCTGCGCGACGTTTGAAACGCCCAGCCAGTCGCCGTATTCATCAGCGAACGCTGCGCTGAACACTTGGTTCAACTGGAGCGACGGCCCAGGAACGCCTTCAGACAGGTCGTAGGTCGCGGCAGCGAACGGAGTTTGTCCATAGAACTGGATAGTTCGCCCTGAACGGCGGGGCAGAGGACGGAAGTCACACAGTTCCTCCAAAAAGGGCGTGTTGAATTGCCACTCCATAATTGCCATTCGGTCGTAAGCGATTTGTGGGAAGCCCGCCAAAGTGGTGGACTGTACCCCGGGAGGGAGGATCAAAGTAGTTCTCCTTGTGAGTCGTGATCGACTCGAATCTGTCGATATCCCTTGCTCAAGGAGACTATCTACTTATGGATTGATTAGTCAAAAACCTAAAGGGAGGGGGGCTGAGTGGGGACGTGTGAGCGTCCCCGTGTCTCGCCTAAGCGGGTGTGGCCAACACTCGAAATTATCGAATTGCGCTACCGCGATGTGATTCCAAAAATACTTGATTAGGGTCTTTTCCTTGCGCTACTTGTTCAGCATGATATGCTGCAAGAATCTCTTCAGGCGTAGCATTCGCAGGAATAACCGCTTTTGCGGCGACAACTGCGGGCGACACAACTGGCGCGCCGCTCGTACCAGAACTTTGGCCGAACAATGAAGACGACATCGAGCGTGCTTTTTCGACTACCGCAGCCGCCGAAGCCGCGCGCGCCGTAGCAATTGCTTGCGCAGCAGCCGCATCCGCAGCAGCCGCATCCGCAGCAGCCTTTGCAGCACCAGCATTCGCATCGGGCGCGGCAGCCGCAACTACAGCATCGCCTTCGGGAAAATACAGGCCAGCTTTCTGCATTTCAGCATACGCCTTTTGAATCGCTTCGACTTTATTGGGAGCGTCCAAAAGGTCCATGGCCTGAATTTGAAGTTGCAAGATTTGGAAATTGCGATCCCCGCCAGCCCACGATGGAGTCACTCGTTGAAATTCTTCGCCCGCGTCTTTCCATGACTGTTCGAGTTTCTTACCGATGCTTTCTTCGGTGCGCTCTTTCAGCGCCTCGATAGAGACGCCCTGAGATTCGAGATAGGCTTTGACAGCCCCTGACTGCGTGATGTAGTCAGCCGCAGAGATTTCATTCAGTCTGAACTTGCGTTCCAGTTCTGCCTTGGCAGCAACTTCGGCCGCCTGGGCTGCGGCAACAGCCGCGGCATCAGGAACAACTTCCTGCGCGGGGGCGTTCGCCTTCAAGGTGTATGCGACCTTCAGGGCATTCAATTCCTGACGGTCCAGTTCGGCCTCGGTGTTGGCTTCAAAATGAAATTCCTGTCCGCCGATTACGGAAGTCCGCTTAAAGATTTCGGGCTCAGCCTGAGCAGCCGCCAATACCGCGGCATCGGCCGCAGCTTTATCAGTCGCCGCCTGCGTAGCCACTGCCTGCGCGGCGTCGAGTTGATTCTTTTCCGCCATCTGCTTCTCGGCTTCCGCAATCAGCAGGACACGAATGTCCGTGGCGGAAAGCGCCTTCGAAACAGCGTCAGAAAGTTCAGCGGTCATCTTCACATCGGGAAGAACTTGGATTTCAGGATTTTCAGTGCCCATTGGAATGCTCCTATTCCTCGGTACAAATCAGTATCTACCTATGGAATGATTAGTCAGTTTTCCGTAATAAGATGTCAGGAGTTTGCGGGGGCGTAACTGCCCGCCGCACGATTGTCGGATTCCATTTCTTCGAACTTGGTCAGGACGGCCTGACGCACATAATCGCCCTGCTCAAGAACTTCGGCAATCGTTTTACTGTGGAGGTCTGGGCTCGCGGCCTGCGCGCGAACGCCTGCCTCAATGGCGTCTTTGATTGTGCCGAACAGGAGTTCGTGATGTTCTTTCGCGGCTTGGGCGCGCGCTTTCAGAACCATCAACTGTTGCAAGTCCCAGCCAGGATACTCTATGGCGGTGGCGGTAAGGTTTTTTACAAGGTCTTGAGATATTTCCCAGAGGTCAGGAAAGCCCTGATTCGCCTGCAGACCCATTAGCCTATTAGCTCGCTCGATTGTAGGTGTGCTCATTTACTTGCTCCGTTTTCTTTTTGCCGTTCTGATTTCCCATCATTTTAGTGGATACAGATGGCATTTTGATTCCTTTGTTCCAAGCCGAGTATTTTTTAGTGGCGCGCCACTGTTTAACCGCAAGACCGATGTTCACCGCGTGTTCGGAAGATTTCGGTTTATTCTTCGCTGCCGCAGATTGTTTGGCGCGAGTCTCGAACGAAGCGCACTTACCTTTATGTGCCTCTGCCATCCGTGCTCGGGCTGCTAGCGAGCGCTTCATCCCGAGATTGATTTTATTTCCTAACTTTGCTTGAGATTGTTTTGCTCTTGTACTGGCCGTGGGATTAGACCCGCCTTCGCCGCCATCACTAGTATTATGCAGGCATCCACTTCCTAAATCTTTTCGTCCAAACAACCAAATTAGGGATCGCTCGGATTCAAATGCATCTGCTTCTGAATCCTGCGGAAAAATAAAAATGCGCGAGCGATCTTTTGGTGCCCAATGGCCTTTGCATCTCTGGTATGCGCGATTTCCAGAACCTTTTCCAACATACCATGGGGTGTCTTCAGTTGCTCGCAACCAAAGATATGAATAGAAGGTCATCGTTCAATTATACCGATACGAAAGGACCGAGTCAACCCCCAAAAGAGCTTTTATCCATGTTTGCGAACGCGCCCTTGGCTGCACGGTCAAGTCCCTGTTCTTGGGGCGTCGCCGCGAACGCTTTCTCGCGGGCTTGCAGGTCAACATCGTTTGCGTGCTCCGAAGCCGCGCCGTGCTCGTTGAGGGTGTGCTTGCCTGTTTCAATCAACATGCGGTTTTCGGCCTGATTGTCGTCGATGTTCTTCTTGACTTCACCTTGAGCCTGAATGGCTCCGATTTTACCTTGCGCCATCGCGGCCTTCGTGTTCGCAGCCAGCCGCGCCTTGTCGTCATCGTTCATCGGGACGATAATCTTTTCCTTGTACGGAACGCCATAGGTATCAAACAGCGCCGAGAACATGGCATTATAGTCGATTTTTAGCGCTTGCACTGCTAGGTTTTCAACGGTTCCTGGGGATTGGAGGAAGGTTTCAAGAATACCCATGTACTTGTTCAGAGCCTCACGAGCCGCCAACTTCGACCCAGCGGAGATATCGACTTTGTATGTGCCGTTCAACATGTTCAAAGGTGTCGCAACGTGCGCTTCGCCGAGTGTTTCGGACAATAGCATCCGAATTTGCGACGGTTTTAGTTTTTGGTTCTGTCCGATGCAGAATTCTAGGAACGGAACGAAGACCTGTTCGGAAATTACGTCAATCAAGTCCTGCAACTTGACGGATTCACCGCCCGTGACCGCCGCCACGCCGCCAGGAGTCCGCATTGCGCCTGACGAGCCTGGATTTCCGCCCAATGTGCTCGGGCCTGCGCCTGTAATCGACGATGCCCACTCTTTCATCTGCGCAATAACGGCCAGCGGCTCTTGAGCGTTGACGGCATTGCGTGTAAGCGGCTCCATCTTGTTTGGGCCGTCCGATTTGAAGATTTTTCCAGGGAATATCCACTGGGCCTGCGCAGAGTTGTTCGTTCCCGCGGGTGCGGTGTATGTTCCCATCAAATTCAAGTTCATGTCGTCCAAAAAGGCGTTGATGACGCCCTGACAGACTCGTTGGAAGTCCGTCAGCCAATAAGCGATGCCATATCCGTGCGCGGAGTCAGGCGCATTACGGAAACAGAAGCCCAGGAACGGCGGACGCTTGAAATTGTGTGTTTCATTCAGCAAGCAGTACTGTTTTCCAAGAATAATACAGTGTCTGTCGGCAGTCCAGTAGTCGAACGCTTCGAATTTGCGCATCAGCGGATCGTGCGCCGTTCGTTCGGTATAATTTTCGGGATACGCCTTCTGTGGCGTCGTCGTTTGTTGAAAAATCGGGTTGCCGGTATTCGATCCAAGCGTTTCAAGTGGATTTGTTGGGGCTTGCGCCTGCATTTGTGGTGTCGTCAAGGCAACAATCTGCTCACGAGTAGGAATATTCCAACCTTCGGTATTGCGCAGAGCATCCAAATCATACCCCGTGACATAAATGATGCGTCCTGCCCACTCAGCGACGCGAGGGTCGCCGCGGCGAAGGTCGGGGGCGTAACGGAAGCGCCGAATCGGCACATGTTCGAATACAGGCTCGTTGATTTCACAGACGCCGATGGTTTTTTCGATGATATTGTCTTCGTCCAGAGCAGGAATCGTGACAGCAATGCCGTTGATGACGACCGTTTTCGGGTGCGTCGCTTGAACTTTCTTGAGTATATTCTTTTTGATTGTCTTCCAGCCGTAGATGGCCACGCCGAAGCCATAGAACAGCCCGTCGTACGTGACTTCCCGCATTTCAGTCTTGGCAGAGACGCCCTTGTAGCCGCAAGTCTTCAATTGTGCATTGAGAATTGCCTGTTCGGCCTCGGCGCACTCAATCGGAGTGCCTGAAGTCGGGTCAATCTTGAAAACTTGGTATCCACCGAACAGCGTCTGGTTGACGACGCTATGAATGCTGTAAAATTGTTCTGCAACGAGCGGCACGCCAAGGTTCGAGCGGAACAGTTCAGAGCCCTTCCACTTGATAGGGTCGACCCACGCGCGCAACATCAGTTCAGCGATGTTCCAACGACCAATCAAACCCCGAGTTGCTATGAATTGTTCTGATTCCTCACGGTTTAAATTTGCCTCTTTCATGAGGCTTAAGTCACTACGTAATTGGTCAGCAAAAGCGACTTCGGTTGGCCCAATTGGTAGAGCCGTTTCACCATAAGATACTGCACCCGGCAGTTCTAGCAGGCTGATCTGTCCGCGGTCAGAAAAATGACTGGTTGCTGTAATTCGAGTTGTCGTATCTTCAGACATAAATGGCCTCTACTTAAGGCAGGAAAAGTCTTATTGTGCGGCAGATGCCCTACTTCCAAGAGTTATACGGGTCACTTGGGTCGAAAGTCCCAGGTAGTCGATTCTCTTCATCGCCCGCAGGCTGACTGGCGTTCAGTTTCCGTAGCCAGTTCCCGATAGAGGGGTCCGCAGGGGGGTTTTCGAACTGGTATCCAGTCGGAACCGTCACTACCATGCCCGCCGTATCGGCAAAATCGTCGTGGCGGCCCAACTTCGGCCACTTGATGAGTTGCTGGACGAGTTGGTCATAGCCTTTCATAGGCGCGAAGAACCAAAGTCGACGCTGGTCGAGCGGTCCCTTGACGGTTCCGATGCGAATCAGCTTCGCGTTCGGGGCCTGCGAGCCCTTCACCCACTCAATCGGCACTTTCAGCAGCCCGCGCGCGGAGCAATACGCTGTAATGACGTTGTTGTAGGCTTCCCAACCATTGAACTTTTCCAAATAAACCGTATTCGGACGTTCGACCGCGACCAAGTTGTAGATATTCTCAGCTATTTGCGCCGAGTCCCACGTTCCAAACTCGCATCGGTAGATAAAAATCTGCCCTCGAAAAATTCTGCAGACAAACAAGACAGAGTAGTCGCGCCCTTCTTGGCCGACGTACGCCAAATCTCCGACGACGATAGTCGGACCTGCCATATACGGCGGGATTTGCATAACGGTATGCAGTGTTTGACGGCCGATGATGGTCTCAGTGAACGTCTGCGTACCCGTTGCAATGGGTTGGTTCTCGTACTGGTTGGCGAAGAATTCGGGCGTGATACGAATTCGTTCGCCTTCGAGAAATTGAAGGGTGTGCCCAATCGAACGACCGTCATGCGTACGAGTCTGCGGAAACAATACGTCTTTATTTCCACGGTCCTTGTAGCCTGGACATTTGCAGTCCGCAACCGTGCATGGCGGCTGCAGAATGTTCACATCGTAGTCGTGATACACATTGGTGTGCGTGCAGTTCTGGCAGCCGTGGCTCCAGCAGTCTCGAATCGAGAAGCGCCAGATCGTCCGCCCCATCTCTTTCATTTCGCGCTGGGCGTCTTCTTGAATGCGCTCGTATGTGTCGCCGAAGGAGTAGCGCGTTCCTGTCACAATCATGAAGCCTGGCGGCTCCAACAAAGGGCAGACGCCGAGGTAATCTTGGTAGCACTTCTCCAATGCGTCGACTTTGCGGTAGTTCGTTTCGTTCACCAAGTCGTCGATGTAGATGAGGTCAAAGTGGGACCCAGCTTTAACAGACTTCGCCGTGGATATCGCGAATGTCGGCTCGGGGAAGATGTCACTCGTCCTACACGGGACGGTGAATTCGTGCGCGGTTCCGAGTTTAGCGGGCTGTGTCTCCCATGCTCGGGGATTCGGCGAGCCATCTTCGAGTGTTTCCAGTACTCGACGATTGCGCACATCCCGCAAACAAAATTCAGGAAAGAGCCACGAGAAGAGTTTGGTCGGTTTTTCGAAGAACTGTTTGATGACAGCGAGTTGGCGCTTGGCGAGTTTGTCGCCGCCCGTTAAAAACAGGATGCGGACGTTCGGATAATTCAAAATCGTCTGGATGATGTCGACCCTGACTGCCGACGTTTTGAACAAACCGCGGGACCAGAGAATCATTCTCTTTTTAGTGACCTGTTCTAAATCCGAGAGAACGAAGCCTTCGCCTGGGCGCTTCTGGATGAATTGATTGAACAGCAGCCGATGCGGGTTCTCTTGGAAGTTCATTCCGAGAATCGGCAAATATTTGACGGGGACGCCTGGGTCGGCGGCAGCGTCGGGAGGGGTGATGAACCCCGCCAAGTAGAGGGGGTCTTGCAGACAGCGGTATCGCATCTCAAACCATTCGGTTCGTTCTGTATGCGACGCACCGTCATACCATTTGAGGAATGAACGAGGAAAGTTCGTCAGGTCGACGGACTTGCGGTAGTTTTCAAAAAGAGTTGGGTCTATATCGAACATGCTCGGGCTGCTCCCCGTGCCAAATTATCTAATCACGCGCCAGTTCAATGTTGCGGCTGCTGGTGTCAACGCGCCCGCAGTCGGATTCACTACAGAGAAATTTACGTTACCTGTCGACACAAAAGCGAGAACATGCAGACCGGTAGTATATCCGGTCCCAGGCGTGGCGTTGAACGCCCACTCAATGGAGTCAGTTGAGAGAATGCCCGCCCCGGCGACGGTCACCACGGTCGCGGCAGTGACGGCAGGAATCGCCGCCGTGTTCAGGACTGCTGTACCGCTCGCGACGAGCGTTGTTCCTGTTAGCGCAACCCAACTCGTTTGCTGGGGGTTAGCGCCGTCTGTTTGTAAAAAGGTTCCTGCGGCACCCGTCGCGATTGGCAGGTTGATTCGATTGGGCGTGCCTGCAACGGCAGCGACACCGAGAATAGCCTTGCCGCTGGTGGCTCCATCTAAGGTGAGCTGTCCACCAAACTCTGTCCCTTGAGGTCCGCCGAAGAAGTTCTTTCCTCCCTCGGAGTAGTATGCAAAGTTTGAGGCACCAGATGTTTGATTCACAGCGTAAAAAGCGGCGTTAAGGGTGATAATGCCGCCTGTACCCGCTTGAGCGCCTGAATAGAAACCTACACTCTTAGCGATAGTGCTTCCGGTATTGGCTCCGTTTGGTTGAGCATAAAATCCGGTAGAAACTCCCGCAGTTCCACTCCCATTTACATTTGAGTTTCCTACGACACCTGCAACAATACCTGAGACATTGCCACCAGCAAGGTTAGTGACCCCCTGAATTCCATAAAAACTTCCAGAAGTTGTGCCAAGGGAAGAAGGTTGAACCTCCGCAAAAATACCGACTTCACTAACCCCAGAAGAGGGCGCATTGTTGTTCTGAAGAAATAAAGTATTCTCACCAATTGTATCAGGATTAACAGAAGAAACTATAGTGAGAAATTCCTTGGTACTATCCCAAAAGAGAGATGCGGAACCAAAAAATGAAGGGCCTGTCCCCCCAATTGTATTCGCTCCGGTTCCGAACGCGACCTGACCTGTTGCTATGGTGCCCGCGATAGTTCCAAATGAAGCGATGGTAATTGTTCCAGAGGTGTTCGTTACTGTAGTGTTTGCGCCCGCGGCAATCGTAATTGCGCCCGTCATGCCGTTGAGCGAAGACACACCACCACTGCCGCTTCCTATACGGAAGCTCGCGAGAATCTCTGTGCCTCCTATGACTGCCACGATAATACCTCTTTAGTAAATGACTGAAATCATTGCTTGCGTTGTACCTGCGGTGCCTGATGTATCTATGAAGAGGCCCTCGGGCGGGATATTTTCTCCGGCCACCTCGATAGAGAACTGACCAGTAAGCGACAGAGCGGCCATGTACTGCGTTGCGGAAACATTTAGATCGCCGATATACAAAACATCGGTGCCGAGCGTCTGCGCACATTCAATTCGAATTACTCTGTAGTGTTGCGCAGGACTCGGAGCCGTCCGACCAGTTGCGTCAGCAGTATTGGCAACATCTGCGTGCTGAAAATAAAATCGAAACGAATTAGTCGCGGGATTGTTGTCGATCACGGTAATGCGTTTGCCGTTGAAGTACGTGGCGGTTCCGAAGGCCCACAATGTCACTTGCTCCCCTCGGCCCGGAATACCCGGCGCAATTCCGCCATAAATATTAAAAGGCTGCCCGTTGAGGGCATTGAATTCCTGAGTGGCGCTTGCAGGAGACGCGGTCTGAACCGGGATGAACCCGTTTTCGCCATTGTACCCGATTACCGGCAGCGTTGTGCTGAGAAAAACTGTAGCAATCCCTTTCAAAATTGAAAAGGAGGCGACAGGAAGAACCACTCCAGGCGTCGCTAAATTGGCGCTTGTATAGTACGCGGCGGCCAAAACGACTGGCGTCGGCGTTCCCTTAATCGCTGTGACCAAACCCAACGTTCTAACAGCACCCATAGAAAATCTCCTTACGCCTTCGAAATATTGCTTACCGGCGGTTTCATTTTCGGCGTCGCATTAATTTCTGGTTTAATTGACCCACTTGGCGCAGCGCCCTTAGTCGTAACATTGTTTGCACCGCCTTCGCCGAATCCACGGTCCAGATTCTTGTCCGTGAACGTCTTTGGCTTGGCGGGCATGGGGTCTATAGCGCCGACAGATGCGTTGCCTGTTCTTACCCTTGGTCCTGGCGTAGCGAGAGACTTCATGCCGCTCGCCATAAGCGCGTGACTGCGCGCCTTGGCCGCTTCTGGCGCGGTCAGGACATGCTCACCCGCTTTCAGATTATAGTCGCCGTCTACTTTAACGGTGCCGCCCTTGTGCATCTTCGGCAGAGCCTGCCGTGCTTTGTCGACCATGGTTTTCTTGGCCGCGAGTTCCTGGCCAAGATTCGGGGCCACGGGTTTGGCAGCGACCTTCGGCGCGGGTGCGGCGCTCGATGACGACGCGGAACTGGGAAATGCTTTGTTGGCTGCGTCCAGCGCGGCCTTAGCGTCTGATAGAGCATCTGGCATAAATTATCCTTTGTGTCCTGCACCTGGCTTTTTCAGACCAGATAATGCCGAGCCAATGCTCGGGAATTTCGCATGGACTTTGGCGCGAACCGTCGCCTTTTCAGAGGAACTGCCGAACTGCGACACTCGCGATAAAGCGTTCCTGGCGTGAGCTTTATCGGGCACCGGATAGCCACCTTTGCCGCCCTCGCGCTTGGCGGGTAGGGCAAAACTCTTTTTGGGCAGGGCCTTGCGAGCCTCTGTAGTTAAAACAGCCATGACAGGTCTTCCTCTACTTATGGAAAGAAAAGTCTTAATTTGAGGTAGGTGCACAATTTGCACAACGTCCGGCACTGTTGTACCGTGCTACGACCTTATGGCAAGAGACACACTCGATATGGGCCGCGTCATTGACGGCGGGTATGGCAGGGGCTGGGCCAGGAATCGCAGAGGCCGATACGCCGTCTTTACCTGCAGGCCCAGGCGCGCCTGTTCGCCCGCGACGACAGATCGCCGTCACTGACAAGATGAGACTTGCGCCTGCAATGATAAGACTCGGTTCGACCATATGGGTTCCTTCGTTATAGAGTTACAGTACCAGTTGTCGCTATCAGTTCCTTTTGGTCGACCCCCTGCGGGCAATGATGCAACAGAAGATACGCAAGGTAATTATTCGCAAGAGCGGCGGTAGAGAAAGAGCCAAGCACTGCGCGACTGGCGTTGGCGCTTGCGTTCGTGCCATTAACCAATCCCTGTATTATCACGGAGTCCCCGCCGTTCGGTATGATTGCCTTTATTTCAATTATGTGCTTCATAAATCTCCTATTGGCTGAACGTACCGGCCGCCGTTACGCTCGGGACGGTCACAGGCGGCGTTGGGGCGATGAGTCCTGCGGCTATGGCCGCCTTTAAGATCATGGGCGCAATAAGATTCTCGACAGAAAGCACGTTCGGTTGCTGATTAATCAAAGATAGCCATGGGGTAATCGTGACCGGGCCAAGGCCGTTCACCGTTGCCACTATTTGGCAGACATCGTTGCCGATATTTTCGGCGCTTAGAATAACAAAAGTGTTTGCCATTTCATCTCCTTACGTGTTCTTGATGAACTGCGCGAATATCTGAGCACCTGTGCTTGTTCCCGTACCTGCTTGGATAGTCCAGTTAGTTGCTGCGGTTGTCTGGGCCAGGGGCGGGTTAAATGTAATCACGAACGGCAGAGCCGTAGCCCCCACAGGGACATTAAACGACGCGATAGGCGTCCCCGCTGTGGTGTTTCTCAGCGTCCAGACGGTGGCCGCAGTGCTCTGCCCAGAAATAACAAGCGCACACAGGTCGTTGAACACTCCTGCCGCGCCCGCTGTGACAATAGTCGTCTCCGTGCCGCTGGCGGCTATGGTGGTAGTTTGTGTTCCCTGCAAATCTCTTACGTGGCCGGAGGTGACAACCAATCTCCCAGCTTTGTCCGCCATCACGCCTACGAGGTTACCGCCCGTGGCGTTAGTTGGATTAGCAGTCGCGGCACGGGCCCCTTTATAGAGCGCGTTGACTGGGACAGCGGCCCCGGTTGCGCCATCTAAAATTCCCCCGGCGTTACCTTCGATCTTGACCGGATTCGTAACGGTCGTCAGCGCAGTCACGGTAGAAACGGTCGTGACAGTCCCGCTCGTGATCGTGACCGCCGGAGTGTTCGTGATGAACGCGTTCACGCCTTCAACCGCGACAGCACCGGGGGACGTGCCATAATTCGATGGCGACCCGAGTGCAACTACATTCAATTGCGTAAAATTCACAGGAGTGGTCGGCATCGCGGCAATGCTAACTGGCTGCGTGGTCTGCCAGAAGGTGCCTGTAACCGCTACTGTGTTGTTCGGGCTGATCGCCACAACTAAAGCAGGGTCCGTTGCGACTGCCGCGGCGGAAGCCACCTTAACTGCCGCAGGGCCGTGCGTCCCGTCCGTAATAGCTTCGTACCCCGGCGTTCCAAGCGTTTGGTTTACGTTCCAAACGCCGGACTCTGTTGCCGCTATCGTTCCAGACACCGGCTGTGTTGTCTGCCAAAAAGTGCCGGTAACCGGAGTGCTGGGCATTGATGCGATACTGACTGGCTGAGTTGCTTGCCAAAATGTTCCCGTGACGGGAGTTGTTGGCATCGTCGCGATACTGACGGGCTGCGTTACTGCTGAGCCGTTTGTAAGCGCATACCCGACCGGCGAATACGGCAGGTAGGAAATAAATGGCAATATCGAGGCCCCTGCGCCAGTCATCGGCGTAGATTCTAGTGCCCGAACGGCTTGGTAGCCGCCCACTAAAATAAGAAACGACTTATTCGTAGAAGGGACGAAAGTATAAGGGTTTGCGATCTGCGCAAAAGTTGGAGACGTTGGATCGAGGACCTGCATCGCAGGAATTGCTACCCAATTAATTCCGTCATATGTTCCTTGCCACGTCACCGCACCAGCAGTAATCGACGAGTTCTGATTCAATTGAATCAAAATGGATTGAAAACCAGCGTCTTGCGTAACTACAGAAAAGAAGCCTCCGGTCCAATTGGCTGGCGTCCACGACGCAGGAGTCGCAGTAGTGAGCAGGGTAGTAACTTTTAGATTTCCGGCGGCATCAAAAAGCATGGCTTTATTCCTCGACGCCTTGCGCTATGATCCTGCAAACTCCCGTTACCAATGCGCTGCTGAGATTTACGTTCAACACGTTATTTGCTGCCGCGCTCAAAATTCCGAGTGATCCTAAATCCACTTGTATTTCTGCGCCGTCTCCAATAACAGTCGTTACTGCCGTCTGGGGAACGAACACGCTGAAAGTTATGTTCGTAGAGGTCGTGGCATCTTGAATATCAATAGTTAGAACACCGCCCGCAGCAAGCGAAGCGTTATCAGTGACTTCAATGAACAACTTTAGAAGTCGGAACTTGTTTCCCGACCCCGGCGTCCAGATGGCGGTATTTCCTGAGGCTGTTGCCGCAACGGTTCTAAAAACCGTCGAGGCTCGCATCTTGTCCCAGCCCTGCAAGGCCGCGTTAGGGGTGCCGCTGAACGCGCCACCATAAACTGAATCGGCAACATAGAGCGGTCCACTTATACCAACAGAGTCAACAAATAGGCTAACTTTTAAATTGTTATCCGCTATCGCGTTAGCCAATCCTACGGAGCGAACACCTATAGCCGTGCCATTAAACAAAGTCGTTATATTAGACGAGCCGTTCACTGCATTTTCGGCTATGCCAACATTCACGGTGCCGGTTCCGGTAATGACGGTACTTAGCCGGACACGAAAAGCAGCCCATCCCGCGACATTAACTATCCACCCTTGATTGGCGCTTGCGACAAAGGAGTATGTTGTGCCGGTATTAGCGCTGTTTACCTGCAAGCCTGTGATCGTATACGCGTTCGTAAAAGCGGTCGTATCTGAAACTTCAAAGGTGACCGCTCCGGCGGTTAAAGTCGTAGTTTGATTGAACGTAACCACGACTTCTGCGTACCCGAGCGTCGTCATAGTTAGCGCAGTGTTTAACGCCGTCGCCGATGTCCAAGACGCAGTGGCCTCTGGAGGATTTCCACTGATGATTCGCTGACCGCCGTACAAATCAACGGATTCAAGGACCTGATCCCCTTCTGTCCACAAGGGCGCGAGAGCTTTTGCCAGAGCGGGCAAGGTCCCAATATTCGTAGCGGCGGGAGCGGCGTTGTTGTTCGTTAAGTTGCCGAGTACTGTAGTTGTTGCGCCCGCAGCAGGCGAGGTCGATACGCGAAGGTTGCCCGCTATGTCCAAAGACAGGGGGTTAGTCGTGCCGGTTGTGTATGTCGGCGCAGCCGTAGTCACGGAGCCGCCAACCTGCAAAACCGTTGTCAGAACAGTTGTATTTGAATTCGCAACGGGGAGTTCTTGAACAAGACCCGCAGCATCTACACCGGCAACTACGACAGGGCTGCCGGTAAAGGTGGCATCTATCGGGTTCTGCCCCATGATACGCTGACGACCGCTTAAGTCAACGGATTCGAGAACTTGAAAACCCTCTGTCCAACTAGGATTTGCGGCGTTTGCGAGAGCGGGTGAAACATTTACTTCAAATGAAGGGGCTGCGGCATTATTTGTTCGAGTTCCTATGATGCGTGTATTTCCGTTTAAATCAACGGAGCCCAGAACGAGATTGCCTTCTGTATATGTCGGAGCGACCGCATTGGCAATGTAGTTCAGCGAACTCTGGGCATCTCCGGCTGGCGCGGCGACATTGGTGCTAAGCGTTCCACGGACCCGTTGACGACCAGTTAGATCAACGGATATGAGAGTATTAAATCCTTCGGTCCATGCTGGGGAAGCGGCGTTCGCAATCGCCGGAAGAACTTCGAGCGCGGCAGCAGCTTCAGGCGCGGCGGCATTATTGGTTTCGTCACCCTCAATCGTGAGGGCTCCCCCAGTAGTTCCCGTGACATTCACATTCAGTGAAGTGCCTGTCGCCGTAATACCAGTCGTGCCTGCAAAGATCGAAGAATTGACTCCCGGCACATTCGCTGCGGCAGGTGCTGTTCCGAATGCGGTAACCGCGGTCGCTCCGAGGACGACGCCCGCAACTTGAACCAAATTATCCACCCATGGGGTTGTGCCTTGAGTGGCGGTAATGGTGCCAGATACTGGCTGCACAGTGGTGCCGGTTGGGTCGATGCGGACAGGGTTGGTTGCGCTGGCCCCGACGAGTAGGCCGCCCGCGTTAATGACCCCGATCTCAGTTGCGAATGCGGGGGCTGCGACTCCGGTCGCACCGACAGACGGGTTACTTGCTGTGATGGTTCCTGTGATCGGCAGGGGATTGGCTGCACTGACGCCGACTTCATTTCCCGATGCGTTTATGAACCCGATTTCAGTCGAGGATAGGGGCGCGGGCGCGCCATTTAGACCGACAGACGCGTTAGACCCGCTACTACCCCCGGTCCCGCCTCCGCCGCTGATTATCACGCTTGATGGCATTTTGTTTCCTTCCCGAAAAATTTAATGCGGCTGGCGATGCCACAGGATTGTCGTTCTTTCGTTCCAAATAGACAATCAACTGCCTAAGATTTTCAACACTATCGTGGACGTGCCCAAGAGCCAGATTGCAGTTAGCACAAATCCACCCACGAAACTGATTGGTCTTATAATCGTGGTCCCAAACAATCCGTCGTTCGCCGTCGTGGCCACATGCATCGCAGACTGTCGGCTTTGAGCGACCCGCGCTAGTTTCCATCGTTCTATGGCGATAGCGGGTGCGAGCAGCGTATTCAAGTTTGCGAACCTTCTCAGGGTTCTCCTGACGATACCTTTTATTGTATTCTCGCCGCCATTCGCGATAAACTGCCCATTCTTCGGGCGTTACATCAGCCTTGCGTAGGCTTTTCATATGTCCTCCGATAAAGAACTTGGGGGTGTTATCGGCACCCCCGCCATCAGGTAATTAAGCTGTGGCTCTACTTATGGAATAGAAAGTCTTAATGCTTGGCGTTCTTACCCGGCCTACTTAACCCAGCCTTCGAGAGAGCCACAGCGATCATCATCTTGCGTTTGGCTGCGCCTGTTTTACCTGTCGCAGTCACCGTTTTTGGAGTCTTAGCGTAGACTTCTTTGAAGGCTTCTTTTTTACTCATGTCGGCCATTATCATTCCTTGTCTTCGGGTCCGCCTTCGAGCGGCTGATTCACGAATTTGCAACATCCGTGGCACATATCAATCTTCGCAACAGGCCGCCCATCGAGCAGCACGACGCGGTTCTGCATCGCAGGGTCCGCCAGGACTTTCGGATGAATACAGAACGGCTCGTCGGACGCAGTCTTGTGAATGCAGTCTTCGCAGTGGTACGGCCCGTGTTCCTCGTAGCCCGAGTCAGGCGTCCCAGTCTCATCGTAGATGGACCCCAGGCGTGGTTGCCCGAGCACAGAGAGGCCAGAGATGAAGAAAGGGTCCATACTTATACTTTCGTTAGTCTTATTTCCAGCGGTTGTCGAAATCGGAGGGGGGTTCGGCTTTCGGTGGGCGCTCGGCCTTCTCGGGCTTCTTGCGCTTTGCTTTTCGTGCGGCTTTGTCTGCTTCGATGACATCAGGAGGAATGACACCAGTCGGCAGACCCGAAGTTCCAGGCAGGCGACTCGTATACCCAAGGATGTCGCCCTTCAACTTCAGCGCCGAGAGTTGCGCGATGGTGAGTTTTTTATTTCGGATGGCCCGGTCAATCTGAATCAAAAACTCCTCAATCGGCTCTCGATTAAAATGGCGATTGAGAACAGCAACAATCCGAATGTTCGCCAGCAGAGAATAAGACATCACACGAGCGTTTTCCCGCGACTTGCATTTATAAGCCTGCATCGTGGCGAAAATCGGATCATAGATTCCCGTATTTAGACCGCTCGCGCAGTAAGTTTCAATGAACATTTGTTGTTTTCCGGTGAGCACGGCATATTCTTGTGTATTTTTTATTTCGGCCAAGGTTAGGCGCTTCGATTTATCACTCATAAAATTTGAGATACCTCACTAGCCCTTCTAGGATGGTACAACTATCCTGAGCCATCCCCAGCGCCACATTGCATCGACTACAAAGTTCTCCGCGCAACTTTCCTGTCGCATGCGAATGATCGGTAGCGAATCCTTTCTTTCCTGGGTTCTCTGTCTGACAGCCAGGATTCGCGCAGCGAAAATTTTGCGTTGCAATGCGTTGTTCTTTCTGTTCTAAAGTTATCCCATAGGCCGATTTATACGCGGTGTTGCGATAAGAGCGCAACCGAGCGGCGCGCAACTCAGCACTAGCATTGACCTTATTCATGTGTCTTTTTCGTGCTGCTATCGCTTTATCGGGATTTCGAGCATTCCAGTTCTGTACCGAGCGTTGGCACGACTTTGGGTTGTTTTTTCGTGCTCTGCGGCTATTCATAATCAGACGACAGCGCGTCGAACAAAATTTTTGCGCCGACTTATTCGATTTGAATGGGCGAACACAGTCGGGTCGCGCGCATAGCCTTGCGATTCGTATCGACATTACTGAGTTTTCCTTATGTACGCTTCAATCTGCCCTTCACGCAGAAGACGGAATTCGATTCCGTCAATGATGATGTTCTTTCCAGCCCAAGGGCCGTAGAGAACGATATCGTTCACGTGAGTTGCGCGACTGACTTCAGGTCCAGTGAAAATAACCATGCCCATCAGCATTTCGCGCTGCTTGACGTTGTCGGGCATTGCAATCCCGTCGACGACGAGTTCCTGCAAACCTTCTTTGATGATGACGTGGTCTGTGGCTGGTTCAATGTAACTTTTAGACATTTGGTTTCTCCTGAATTTCTGAAACAGTGCAGCCCATGGTGATAAAACTGCATGAGACTGCTGATGCATTCCGCAACGATTCGATTACGACCTGAACGGGGTCAATGATCCCAGCGTCGATTAAATTTTCAAACTGGTCGGATGCGGCGTTATAGCCCAAATCGGGTGTAGCCATCAATTGCGAGACCACCATATCGCCATCAATCCCTGCATTTTTAGCGATTTGTTTTACTACTGCGCGACAAGCGTTATGGACAATGTCTCGTCCAGTCAATTCAGCGGCAGGTAGCCTTAAGCTTGCCAAAACCGTCGACGCTTGCAAAAGGGCGATACCGCCCCCCGCCACAACGCCAGATTCCACCGCGGCCTTTGCCGCAGACATTGCATCAACTACCCGATCTTTCTTTTCTTCCATCTCGGTGACAGTTACTCCTCCCACTTTAATCATGGTGATGCCACCAAGCAGTGCAGCAAGCCGTTGACGAAATGGTGGGCGTTCAGCAGGGGCTGCGCCTTCAATACATTTTTTGATTTGAGCAACTCGCCCAATCAGTTCTTCCTGGTTCCCTTTCCCTTCGATAATTTGGGTCTTTGACATGGTCGTGATGACCTTACGTGCCTGTCCCAACTCCATCAGCTTCACGGTTTCAATTTTCAAGCCCATGTCTTCGGTGTACGCTTTGCCGCCTGTCAGCGCGGCTAAATCGCGAAGAACTTCTTTTCGGCGGTCCCCATAAGCATCGAGTCGAACCGCAATTAAAGGTAACGCGAGACTCGCCTTGTTTTTAATAATACAAGCCAACGCCTCGGCCTCGTAGCCCCCCGCTATAATCAGCAGAGGTATTCCGCCAGCCGCGAGCGACTCATTCACCTGCTTCAAAAGCGGCACGATAGATTTAGCGGTTGCGATCACACCCTCCCACAACAAAATCCGACAATTGTGAAGCTCGGCAGACATGGTTTCGGGGTGCGTGATAAACACGCTGTGCAATAAATTCGATTTTGGGAGTTCCAAACCCGCGACGGATTCGACATAGGTGTCCGATGTCGATGAAGGTTCGGCGGTGATGACGCCATCTTTTCCTGCTTTTTGAACAGCATCTGCGACGAGGCGTCCAATCTCCGTATCCCCATGTGCTGAGACCGTTGCCACTTGAAAAACTTTCTCTGGCGATACCTCAACAGCCATAGATCGTAATTGTTTGATAACGGCATCAGTCGCTTTGTGTATCCCCCGCTCCATCGCTATTGGGTTTGATCCTTGGGAAATCAAATCAAAACCAGTATGAATCATGGATTGAGCTAGAGTAACCGTACAGGTTGAGCCATCGCCTACCAGATTATCGGTTTTTTGGCTTGCTTCTCGAATTAGATCACAAGCCAATTGCTCTGTTGCATCGGCAGGGTCTAAATAATTAGCCACGGATATTCCATCCCGAGAAACACGGGGGGTCTGGCCCAAGGCTCGTTGCCCGAGGATCGCAGTACGCCCGCGCGGGCCTTCCGTTAGAACCACGGCGTCGGCAATAAAATCTACTCCTCGAAGAAGCGCGGTGCGAGCATCTGCTCCATGTTTCACTATTTTTGGCATGAATCCTCCCAAAGAGCCTGAATTTCTTTCCAAGACATGTCACGCTTGCAGCGATTCGCCCTATCTGAAACAATTCGCACATTGCCTGGGGTATACCCCAATGCGTTGTTGATGCGGTCCAATGACGGAGAATTATCATGCAATCCTGTCCCGATGTGGCGTTCTAATTTAATCCAAGGAAAGACAGGACAAAATTCTGGCATAGCGGGAATGTCCGCCAAAACTAATGTACACATCAAACCTTTCTGTTTCGCGCGAGAGCGCGCCTGGTATAGCATGACTGCATCAGGACGATTCCGCCGTTTATTTAGTCCCTGTGCGCGGACTTTCTCTGGATTCGCTAGTCTCCACTGGCGAGAGTACTCTCGCGTATGCCGCTTATGACTATCTCGCCAGCGCTGAGTCGCTGCAAGGGCTGTCTTGGGTGTTGGTTTGCTCATAGCTCATTTTACTCCGTCAGCGTAGCAATGTCAATTCGCCTGAACATTCCCTGCTCGCAAAGACGCCAAGTCGATATTATCCTCGGGCTCGTTGGCGGGCGACGGCAACGCCAACTTGATGGCGGCTGCAGGCACGCACGGGAGTGAGCAGGCGTTGGACTGGACCTTGGTGAATCGGGGTCGGCCCGTTTCATCAGGAAGAATAACATTGCGTATCACCAGATACCAATCCTGCATTTCGTTGATGGCCTGCTCGGACGCGCCGACCAGTTCCCACTCCACCTCTTTGCCGCACCCATCACAACCACGCTTCATCTTCTGGCTCACCATGGCTTCGCTCATATCTTTTCTCCCTTATGTTTTTTGATGTAGATAAGTGCCGCTTCAATTTCTTCGACCGAATCGTGAAACCCGCCAAGAGCGGCATTATGTGTTCTACACAGCACGTCTCGGTTCTTACCTGTCTCATGGTCGTGGTCTTGCGCGGGGGCGTTCCATTGCTTACCGCTGCCAAATTCGTGATTGCCGATAGGACAGCGATTATTTTGAGCCGCTATTTTGGCCTCAAACTCCACCAGAGTAATGCCTCGCCGTTTCCTGTACATCAAATCTCGCCCGTGTTTCGCCCACCAGTCTTTCGCGGACTGTTTGCGACTGGCCCAATATGCTGGGTCATCTTTATGGCGCTCTTTCCATCGCCGAGAGGCCGCACGGTTGAGCCTCAGTTGGTGCTCCGACAGCATTTGAGTATCTCCCGTAGTCCGTGTAGGATGATTAGAACTGCGTTCTTAAAACGAAACTTTCGCGGCATGGGAGCCAGCATTTTCGGCTCCTCGATTTGGTAGCGCACGGACCCGACCGTTCGCCCGACTTCCCGCCCCTGATCGTTCAAATAGACCGTGACAACATTCTCGCCGATGACCTGCAGCGTATCTGGCTTGTAGACGGCTTGATTGTAGGTCAGCCTCATATATGCGCCGTCCGTCTCCGCATTCCTGAAGGTATAGCCTTCGGGCGGGACGAGCGTCTTGTTCTTGTCTTCGAACCTCATGGAATCCACACTTGGACTCGGACGCCCGGATGCGCGGGCGAGTACATGAAATAGTATTCACCATCCATGTCAATGAAGACATCTTCGGCGGGATAAGGCCACTGGTTTTCGAAGTCAAACCAGAATCCAGCGTAATATACACTATAGAACCCGCCATTGAAATAAATTTCAGGGCGGAAGTAGTGCGCGCGTCCGAAATGCCGCGCAAAGACTTCATGGTCAATCGAGCGCCCGCCTTCGTGGTGATGTTCGCTAGGGCGCGATGTGGAGTGCGAGTTTGATGATTTGCCACCCGAACCATGCCCAGAATGCGAGCCATGCCAGCCAGCGAATAATGAAGTTTCGCCGAACAGGTAGTACTCCTGTTCGTTTCGCGGGACGTTTGGGATTGACGGCTTCGTGATAAGGTCGAGAATATTCACGCTATTTAGGTCTGCTTCGACAAGGGAAATCGGTTCGACCCAATTCGGAAGCGTCTCACCATCATCGCCCGCGATTATCAGTCCGACGATTTTCTTTGTCTTCGGGTCCACAACCGAAGAGCCTGATGCGCCATGGCTGGCAAACTCCTGCACGCCGAAGAAGCCATTCATCACGCCTTTGGTGATGGTGAGTGTGGATACGATGCCGGGGCTGACGTACTTCGCTTGCCCTTCGGAGAAGTTCACATTTAAGGTTGGACTACCGATATGCAGACTGTTCTCATTGCCGACTTGGATGGTCGGAATTTTCTCAGTCGTCTTCAGATAGAACAGAGCGTAGTCATAGGCAGTCGTAATGGGAGTCGTTGTCGGGATGCCGAATTGCTCCGTAAACCTCGCTGTCAACAGTTCCACAGAGACAGGTGTCCGCTGCAGGTCTGTCTCGACGAAAAATTTCATGTCGTCGGGCAGGTCAGGATTCACAACCGTGCAATGGCCCGCGCCAAGGAGCAGATACCCATCCTGAATCTTCTGGATGGCGGTGACGGTGCAGATGAATTTCGGTTCGGAGAAGCCGCGGTCGACGCTCGTGGCGTAGAGCGCGTAGGATGCATCGTATACGTGTTTGGTGAACCCCTTCGGGGGTTTGATAGACCCAGCGAAAAGACCGATTGCGAAAATCAGAGATAGGGCCAAGGATAGAAACTTCTTCATTGTTGTGTACCGCTTTCGTTAGATGCCGCTGGCGGTATTGGCGCTTGCGGGGGCTGACTGTTCTGTTGCGCTCTCTGCGCACGACGGTCTTCAAAGTAATCTTCCTTGAGCGAGTGCCCCACAACGCCCGTGAAAATTGCCGCAACGAACGCCGCATACGAAGTTAAGTCGTACTTCTTGAAAAAGCCGATGATGCCAACCACAGTGAACACGATTGCAAAGGCTGTCGCGCGTCCCTGGAAGAACGAGAAGAACGATGCGGTCAAGCCCAGACCTTTGTAGGTCGAGACTGCTGTCTGAATGTCGTTCTTAATTGCCTGAAGCATCTTTCGCTCCTATCCGAATTTCAATCGCGCCGTCCTGCGCACGAACACATACTCCCCAGACCGCCAACTCCCAGGGCTTCTCGCCCTCGTTCGAAACTCGAAATAACTCTCGAATCGGAACCCCAGCAACTCGCACATCGGCAGCATGCCAAATAACCCTCTCGCTATCGGGCAAATCGTTTCCGCCGCGCTTCTCGCACTGCTCCACTTCCCATAATTTCTTCGGGTCGACCTGATGCGTTAGCGCGCTGACGGACTTTGGGTTCCAGCGAACGATGTATTTCATTAGTCTACTTTCGGCAATACTTCCGTGGTGGTCTGCACCAACCGTTCGGCTGCTGCCTTTCGCAACTTTGAAACCTTCTGCAACTCGCCCATGATGGCTTCGTTGAGCTTATGCTGCGCCCATGGAATCGCAAATTCCAGTATCAGTTGCTCTGTAGTTGCGTCCGCGGGGTCCGAGGGCTCTCGCTCTACAGTCCAACCCTCGACGCGCACTGCCTGCTCGATTAAAATTACCACGCCGTATTGATTGACTTTCATTGCCCGCCGCTCCGAACTTGCTTGATGCGTCGGACGAGGCCTTTATAATCATCCGCATATACAGCGGTCCAACCGAAGTACCCACTCAGGTCCGCCTTGATGTATCCTGGCCGCTGGGTGACGGCGTACGATACTCCATTCACAAATACTCGGGGCAATTTAAGTCGCCGCATGGGGTCTCCCGAAACGTCAAAAGCCAAGTTTCCAATGCATCAATCAGAGCTTGCTTTTGCCAGTACACACCTTTGCTTACGAGTTCTAGTTCGATATCGGTCGTGACTGTATCCAGTTCGGCTCGTTTGCTGATGCATAACGGACCCCGCCAATGAATAGAATTGCTCATCGGGTCATAATCTTTTCGAGACCAGGAATCGGGAACGGCGAAAGGATGACACGATTCTCTGGCATCAATGATGTCAGGACCCAGCGAGTGTTGGACCCAGGCATCGTCACGACGCCATTCGGGACCTTGTCGCCAATCCATTGGTATTGGGCCATCGTCTTTGGGTGCATGTATCCGAACGGCGTGATAGCGCGCTTGAACCAACTCGGCCCCTCGAATTTGCTGGGGGCATCCATCATCGGCGCGCTGGCCAGCAGGAACTTTAGTTGTACGATATCGGAATGCGCAGCGGCGAGGGCGTCTGATACAGGCTGCAAGGAACTAAAAGTTTTTCCCGCTACCCGCACAACGTCGTTCGGGATAATCAAAGGGCGCTCGGACTTCCAACCCGTGGCTTCCTTCAGCCCAGACGCTAAGGCGACGAAGTCTATGGTTTGGCCATTCGCTGCGAGTTGCGGCGCGAGAGAGACCATCGCAGGCGACTCCAGATAGGACTTGAGGGTCGCCATGAACTTCTGTAAGCTTTTACGTGCCCTGCGCTTCACAAGAAATGACTTGATGCTCACTTGCGTGCTCCCGAGGGCTCCGTCAGGAACCATCGCTCTACTTATGAAACCAAAAGTCAGTTTTCTGTAATGAGGGTGTCAGCATGCTCCTGATAGAACGCCCGAGCCGTCCCGGGCGCTCGACTGAAGCACTAACGAATCGAAAGCGAATCCTCGAACTCAAACCACTGGGGTTGATCCCCAGAGCCTACAGGACCGTCGGTGAAAGGCGCAATCTGCATGATAAAAATAACTTCGCGTGAGTTGACGATAATGAAGCGCGTCCGCTTGGACAGTTCAACCCCGTTGTCGACATAGTCTCGGCGAGTGTAGGTGAAAGGATGCCCTTGATATTCGCCAGTCGAGCGGTTCGTGATGGTGCCGCCCGTCCTGTCGTCATCAGCGTAGAAGTCAGATGAAGTGAGGTCGACCGGGATATCATGATTAACGATACGGACAATAACAAGTTGTCCGACGGTTTGCGTCGGGTTGTAAGACCAGAACGAGTAGTTCGTGCTCTGATTATCATCGCTCGCCACCGGAGCGTCAGCGGTCACATTTGCGTTGAACGTCGCGGAGAAGCTGTTGGTCGAGTACGGGGTGTTTTGAAAAGTCCCCGCGCCAGCCATCCCCGCGATTGCGAGAACTGAAAAAGCAAGAGCCAGAAATAGTGCTTTGATTTTCATTTTTATTCCTTAGTTTGGATTTTACTCTCTGAAGCCGTAAACTCTTTTGCGACCTTGATATGTCCACAGCCCAAGCACCACTCGATGCCGCTTTCAATCAGGTGCTTGACTGTGCCGCCGCAGCCCTCACAGAGGCCGCGCGGGGTTTCGAGCACTGAGTGAACCGGCCGATGCTTCTGTCTCCAGCGCCGATAAAGTTTCCACATCCCCGCGAGAATACCGTCGAAGAGCAGCATCAGGAACATTTCGAATTCCCAATGTGCGCGGTCACGCATCAGCGTCCAGAAAGTTTCGTTCATTGCTCGATTCCTCCGAATCATACCCGTTACGCCAGCGACGACTCCCTGCGCGGAGAGCGGACAGGCGGGGGAATTACGAGAGCGCGCCCATACAAGAGTTCGAACGCTTCGGGGTAACTCGTGGCGACGACGCCTGGGGTTTTGAATTCTAAACCGATTTGGTACCAACGTCCTGTCTCTTCCCGATAGACCGCTTGTTCTAGATTCATACTGCCTCCTATTCGTTTCTGAGTCTACGCAACAACCCCAAAGAAGTCAAGAGTAAAATGAAGCCGAACCCACAAATAAGTTTGTCGTTCGTGGACGCCGCCAAAACCATCACCAAGAGCGCGCCCAAGATATCAAGCGCCGCGAGAATCTGACCGTAGAACTGGCTCGGTGTCATATCGAGTGACCTGTCCCATCTGGAACGCTCGTCACCGTTCCGTCCAACAGCTTCGGGTGCAACAGCCAATCGGTCTCTTCCCAGCGCCGAGCCAGTTGCAGAACCTCCAGCAGTTCGGCCCGATGAACGGCGAGGTCCGCCTGGACTTCTTCGTCGTCTGGGTCTTGACCGTAGGCGGCAACCATCGACTCATAATCCTTCAGAATGTCAACCAGTGCTCGCATTACTTCCTCCCGAGTTGAGCCCGGCGACGTTCTGGGCGAGTGCTGGTCTGCAAGCCGAGATGCTGACGGGGTTCGAACTCAATAATCCAGCCTCCCGCGCACAAGGCTTCGAGTCGCTTGCGAGTCTGGCGAGCGCGACGATCCCGAGTCCGACCAAGAGTCAGCAGTTCAACCATAGCGTTGACCGCTACCTCGTGCGTAGCGTCTTCGACTGCCTTCTGCTTCTCGGCTTCGGTCGGCTCGGGGAAGTTCAAAGTAAATTCATTGAACGTCGGTTGGAGAAATTGGATGCTCATAGGTCATCTCCGTATTCTGTATCATATAGGATTTGTTTTGTTTCTGCAAGTTCGGCCTTCAAGGCGGCGATGTCGTTCCGCAGTCCCGTGACTTCCTCGCAGTAAGGACACGGAAGAATCCGAGACGAGTTGTAGCTGTCATACACCACAACTGCATCGCCGTGTTTGCACGCTTCCATGCTCATCGCTTCTCCTCGGCGGCATTGAGCGCCGCCAGAATAAATGCTTTCATATCCAGCCCACGATTGCGAAGATCGCCGATTGCCCAGCCGTCATACATCAGCATCCCAAGCGGAGTGATGGTCCACAACGGCGCGGACGGCGCGGACGGCGCGGACGGCGCGGACGGCGCGGAAGGCGCGACAGCCAGCGGCGGGATGCAGCCAAGGTGATACACCCTCGGCGCGACGTACGGGACCCAGTTTCCGCCGAAGGTCGCATAGCGGGTTTCGATGGGTGTTTTACATCTGTCACAAATTAGTTCGCTCATCGGTCCTCCATAACCAGCGACGCAAGCAAAAAGAACAGCCCCATCCCAGCATCCACGGTGTCGTGGAGAGCCAGCCCGAATACAAAACAAATCAACCCAACCCACAGACGGCCACGATTGCTTTCATTACTCTGCTCCTCTCGGGCAAGTCCCCGTTGGGGTTTTACTATTCGTAGGGGAGTTTATAGGGACCCCGACGATTTGTCAAGAAGATTCGTACTTTGCTAGGCGGTCTTTCAACTGCCGATTCTCAATCAACAGTTTGGTAAGCATCTCTTCCCTCTTATGCTCGCTGCGGGGAACCCACGCCAAGTTCCACGGCACAAAACCGAGTCGTCTGTCAATGATGTGCAATTCATAGTCTCGGGATGGCTTGCGCCCGATGTTCTCGATTATCCAGCGTGCTCCGTCAGTATACGTTCCACCTTTGTCGGGGTCCCATCCCACATAGAATGGCATTCCTCTATAGGTGGCGTGCTTGGTCTTGTAACTCGTCTTCATGCTTTGGTGATGGGTGTTCACCGACGCGTACTCAGGAGTTCCCGAGTACCGAATAAATTTGCGCGGACGCCCGGTCTTACGCGACTGGACAGATACGTCGGGGTTTGAAACCATGGGGGTGAGTTCTATCTCTATAGATGCCATAGAGTTATAATATATCAAATCCTGCAAGATGTGTCAAGCAAAATCGCAAGAACGGTGTAATGAGTTTTCATGGATATTGTTGCAAGGGAAAAACAAGACATGATGGTGCTGCCAAGCTAGGCTCGCCAGGAGACCCGTCTGGGGTTTTTGAATTTCAAAATAAATTCTCTAAGGGACCCCTACTTGCTCCCCCTGCACGCCTCATGCCACGACACGCCGCCCGCCAAACCGGAAACTATTTCGCATCTCGTTGATTCAATTGGTGTTGTGGGGCGTTCTGCTGTGCGTCTTTCGAAGCGGTCATTTAATCAGACATTAAATATGACCTGCTCATTAAACATGCCTGCATTATCAAGCACTTAGCCATGCGCACGCTGCGGACATTCAAGCGGCCACGACTATGACAAAATCCTGAAAAGGAACAAGTTGTTGCAAACAAACGAGATTTTCGATTCGATGTCGGCGCTCGGCGACTTTCCAAGATGTCGGCGCTCGGCGACACGTTTGTGCGCTCATCAAACTGTGGCGTATTGACCACAAATACAAAAATCTGTACATCTGGCGACCGATATTCCATTTTTCATAGCCCAAATATCGGCAGCGAGCGATATGTTGTGCCCAAATAACGTCACTACGCTTATCGCCCCGCTGTATAATTTATACACGCTTGCTGCTTGCGAATGCCTTCCAATACGCGGCATGCTCTTCATCCGCCGTCCGATACTCAGTGCGCCAGAATGGCAGGTCCGCGTGCCTTGCCTCCCCGCACCGCCACCCCAAATACAGATACGAGCCTGCTACCTTCGATTGCCATGTCATGCAGCCACAGAAGTGGCAGAACGCGCGCCGACGCTCCATCACATCCCCCTCTCGTCATCTATCGCCGCTATGCAGCGGTCTATCTTCTGCAGGTCCGCATGCGTCAAGCCTAGGCGCGCCGCCTCCGCAGCCACTTCGGTATTCGCATCCATGAACAGAGCGAGATATGGAATCACCTGCCGCACATCCAATTCTTCAGCCATCACATCATCCTCGTGTTGTACAGCCACCGATAGGCTATACTCGCCCGAACACCCGCCTGACTATCGCAGGCTGTTCGGTCGCCGCAACGCTCAATGCATTGACGCTCATGTTGCCCCAAACAGTCCAGACAAACCTTCGCTTCACATCCCTCACCATTGCACCTAACCGTTGGACGGTCGGCACCGCACACATCACACTCGAATCTCGGTGTCTTAGCCATACCTATCTGTCTCTCCTGTAATTGCCAACTATATCCTTGAACGTGCACCAGTTAGCGTGCGCTGTTTGTTTGAAACTCGACGTAATGAAATAGCCCCGAGGTCAGTCTGTGAACGCCGAACCGCACTTAGCACCACGGCTTTGGCGGACCCATTCGCTCGATTATTCGATACCACATGTGCCGAGCCATCAGATGGGCCTCTTGGATGGGCGCATCCTTCAGCCAGTCATAGTCGGCCACACCTTGCGGTATGCGCGTGCTGAATTGGTTCGCTGCCCACGTCGCCAAGAACTGCGTCATGAACTGGTCAATGAATGTCTCTTGTTCCATCACATCCTCCTACAAGAGTCGCAGTACACATCGAGCGCACGCATATGCACGCACCGCTCGGGATACCCACCTAGGTTGTCGGGATATTGAAAGACGATGGTGCGCCCAGGCCCAAGATGTCGTTGCGGCGCGGCCATTAATTGCCGCTTGCACGCTCGAATCATGTCCACTGTCAGGACTGGATACTCGCGGTCACACGCATCGCAATGGCTGTCTGGACCCAGGCTATGCTGACACTCTGGATGCTCGCACATCACATCCCCCCTGATGAGCGCCTGTTTAGCCCGCTACGATCCTCGGCCAGTGCCTGAGCAATCGCATCTTCAACCACCACCATCTGCGCATCTAAGCTGCCGTTAGTCACATGCCCGCTGAACTTCTTTCCTTCGACAGCCAGCCGCTCCCTCAACTCTTCTCTGGTCTCCATATGTTTCTCCTCTGCCTTGGCTCTTGAACGAGCATCGTGTAGCGTGCGCTGTTTGTTCGAAGCGCAGCATACCGAAACAAGCCCGCTGCCCCTCTGAAATGCCGACCGCGCGTTGCGCTAGGCCGCGTCGTATGTCGCAACAAAGATATCAGGCTTGCAGGGATACAACTCTCCTGCGACACCTCGAATAATCCAGTCGTTTGGACTCGCTAGCGTTTGTCCTTCCTTTGTGCCGACCGTTACGCCACTACCATCGTCCCGCTCGAAGAATGCGCCCTGCATTTTATCGCCGAACTTCGTCCGCAAGGCTATATGCCAGTCCCACACCGCCAACCAATTGCTGCCTGTGTATTGAATCGCATTGATAACTATGGGTTTCTTTCTGAATTCACTCATCACATCCTCCCGCTCGTATTTATGATGATTTCTCTCTCGCAAGTCTCACAAATCGCTGGGCTCATGGCTATAGTGCCTCGGTAACAACTTCGCCTTTGGTATTCAGGCGATAGAGCGTACGTTTTGCGGCCAGGGGAATCTTCATTCCGACCTTGTAGTCGTCGAACGGCTGCACGATGATAGTCTCAACGATAGTGTCACCCAGCGTCATTGGTTTATCGCCGACCAACGTCACGACCCAGCCGTCGCCTGTCAGCAGACTCAGCGCGTATTGTTTCTTGGCGTCGCTCATATCCCCTCAATTCACAACCGCTGAAGTCTGGACAACCACCATCCAAATATTCGCAAGTGGCCAGATGGCGACGCGCGCAGATGGCTGCATTTGATGCTGCGCATGCTCCATCGCCTGGGCGAGCGAGTCATAGCGCCATGT